CGCCGAGCTGACCGTCACAGCCCCGGACCTGGACAAGCTCGGGCGGGTCATCGACTTCTCGGTCCTCAAGTCGGTCGTCGGCAAGTGGATCGACGACACCTGGGACCACGGCTTCCTGTGCCACCCGAACGACCCGCTAGCCCGACTGTGGCGGACGGAGACGATAGATAAGACCGAACACCTGCGGGGGAACGACGCGGCCAACCCGGTCAAGTACGAACTGGTCACGCACCTGTACTCGACCGGCATTCGTAAGGAACTGTTCGGTGGCAAAGCCCCCTACGTCATGAAGTCGGGCAACCCCACGGCGGAGAACATCGCGTGCGAGCTTTTCAACAAGGCGACGGAGCTGCTCACCCCGCACGGCATCACGGTCGTCCGGGTTCGTTGCACGGAGACCCCAAACTGCTGGGCGGAGTACACGGGCGGCCCGGTCTACCCGACGGCGCAAGACCTGTACGACTCGTAGCCCTCGACTGCTCGCTGACCGACGCCCTGACCAAACACCAGCACCTGTCCCTGACCGAGATCGACCGGCTGGTCCGGGCCGGACGGGCGGAGCTGTACTCCAAGGCCGGCAAGAGATACCTCCGCATCTTCCACTAGGGGGCTGGCATGGACTGGCTCTGGTACTTGCTCGGGTTCTGGTTCTGCGCCGCCGTCTCGTTCCTGAACCTCCAGACCGCGTTCGCCTACGCCGAGATGCGGGCCAAGTTCACCGCCTGGTTCTACGCCGGCTGCCTGACGTTCGTGTGCGGGGCGTACTGGTGCATGTACGGGTTCATCCACACCCTGTTCGGGAGGTAGTCATGGCTTTGGTGGGAACTTCGACACACGCCGACTGCCGAGGCGGGCCGTGCCGGTACACGCCCAAGAAGAAGGACGACGACTCGTGCGGGGCTATCATCCTGGCTCTCATCCTGCTGCCCCTGTACACAGCCGAGGAGGTGTACCTCATCCAGTCGATCTGGGCCTGGCACCTGGCCCAGTACGCCCCGGTCCCGTCGTGGCGGGTGTTGGTCGCCGCCATGCTGGCGTGGGGGGCGTTCCAGGGGCGGGTGTCGCGGAAACAGACGGCAGTGACCCGGCTCGTCGAGGTCATACTCGCCCGCATGCTCATCGTGTACCCGTTCGCCTACGCCGTTGCGTGGCTGATGACCAAGACTTTCACCGTGGAGTGATCCGTGAACACCCAACCGATGGAGCTGCCGGTCCGGACGGACGGCAAGCTGCTCGACGTGCATTCGGTGTTCGGCACAATTCAGGGCGAGGGGCCGTTCGCCGGGATGCCGGCAGTGTTTTGCCGATTGGCCGGGTGCAACCTCCAGTGCTCGGGGTGCGACACCGACTATACGACCGGCCGCGGGGGGATGTCGGTCGAGGACATCGTCCGCACGGTCTGCAACCAGCCGATAAAGACCGACCTAGTGGTCCTGACCGGTGGCGAGCCGTTCCGCCAGAACGTCGCCCCCCTGGTTGACTTGCTGCTCGGCAAGGACTACAGGGTCCAACTGGAGACGAACGGCACCCTGTACCTGGACCCGTTCCCGTGGGGGAACCTGGGCGTGACGGTCGTGTGCTCACCTAAAGCGAACGTCAACGTGCGGGTCCGTCCGTGGGTCAAGCACCTGAAGTACGTGCTGGACGCCCGGGAGGTCCACCCGAACAACGGGCTGCCGACAAAGGTGCTCGGCACGTACATCCCCCAGCACCCGTGGCCGGACTTCCGGGGGACGGTGTGGGTCAGCCCGGCCGACGTGGGCGACCCGGAGCAGAACAAGCGGAACGCCGAGGCGTGCGTCAGGTCGGCGATGAGGTACGGCTACCGCGTGTCGGTCCAAACCCACAAGCTGTTGGGGGTGCCATGAACCACTGGTACAAGCTGGACGAGAACCGCAACCCGGTCCCGGTGGACCTGATGACCGGGGCGGTGGAGTGCGAGGAGCGGGTGAAGACACACCGGCAGACCGGGGTGGACCCGTGGTCGGTCGGCAAGGACGAGATCGTGCTGGAGATAAAATACGCCGGCAGTTTCCTCGGCGTCCGATACGGCAAGAAAGAGATCAAGGTGACGGTCAGCACTGTGTTCCTCGGCCTGGACCACTCGTTCGGCGGCGGGCCGCCGGTGCTGTTCGAGACGATGGTGTTCGGCATGCCGGACGGGTCGGAGTACCAGGACCGGTATCACACCTGGCAGGAGGCCGAGGCGGGGCACAGGGAGGTGGTCCGGAAACTCAGGAACGGGGAGAAACTGGGATGAAAACCGTGGTGTCGTTCAGCGGGGGGATGGACAGTGCCACCCTGCTGTGGGAGCTGACGGACGGCGGTCGGACGAACGACGTCCTGGCCGTCAGCTTCGTCTACGGGTCGAAGCACAACGAGCACGAACTGGTCGCCGCGGCCGAGTTCACCTACCGGCTCGGGTGCCGGTATCGGGTGGTGGACCTGTCCGGGATCATGGCCGGGTTCAAGTCCGACCTGCTGAAGTCGGGCGGTGAGATCCCGGAGGGGCACTACGAGGCGGAGTCGATGGAGCGGACGGTCGTCCCGGCCCGCAACATCATCTTCGCCAGCGTCCTGGCCGGGATCGCTTGGAGCGAGGGGGCGAGCCAGGTCGCCCTCGCCGTCCACGCCGGGGACCACGCCATCTACCCGGACTGCCGGCCGGAGTTCGTCGAGGACATGGGCAACGCCCTCTGGGAAGGGACGGGGAAGCGCGTCGGGCTGCACGCCCCGTACCTGAACCTGACCAAGGCGCAGATCCTCAAGCGGGGGCTGGGACTGAACGTCCCCTACGAGTTGACAAGGACTTGCTACACCACCTCCCCAATCGCTTGTGGAAAATGCGGGAGCTGTCAAGAAAGGCTCGAAGCTTTCGCCCTGAACAGCGCCACCGACCCGCTGGAGTACCAGTCCCGCGACCTCATGCCGAAGGAGAGCAAGTGAACGGCGAGCAGTTCCACAAGGCGGTCAAGTTCGAGGCTGCCCTGAAGGAGTTCCTGGAGGCGCTGGGGGAAGACCCCGCCCGGAACGGGCTGAAGATGACCCCGGTCCGGGTCCGCCGCATGCTGGAAGAGGTGACGGCCGGGTACAGGACCGACCCGAAGGAGGTGCTGGTCACGTTCAACGACCCGTGCGACGAGATGGCGCTGGTGAACGGGATCGGTTTCAGCAGCACCTGCGAGCACCACCTGATGCCGTTCCACGGCCGGGTGACGGTCGGGTACGTCCCGGACGGGCGGATCGTCGGGCTGTCCAAGGTGCCCCGGCTGGTGGAGGTGCTGTCCCGCCGGCTCCAGGTGCAGGAGCGGCTAACCCGAGAGATCGCCGAAGAACTCCAGACGGCCCTCACCCCGAAGGGGGTCGGGGTGGTAATAACGGCTGCCCACACCTGCATGACCTGCCGGGGGGTGCGGTCGTCCGGCGAGATGATCACCTCCCACCTGACCGGGGTGTTCCGGACCGACGACAAGGCCCGGGCGGAGTTCCTTTCACTAGCGCGAGGGTGACATGGCTCTGACGACGTGCAAGTGCGGGTGTAAGCAGCCGGTGTCGGTCAACCGCCGGTTCTGCAAGCGGACCCGGGACAAGATCCCGAAGGAAAAGCTGGACGCCCTGCGGAGGCTCATGGGGGTGTCACGCCAGAACCGGCGGACGATGGACGGTGCTCAATTGATGGGGTTGTGCGACGAGGTGGAGAAGATGACCGCTAAGCTTCTCAGGGTCTACGGGGGTTTCCCTCATGGGCTTGTTGTTTGACCGGGAGCCGCCGAAGAAAGCCAGGCAGAAGAAGCGGGAGGGCGGGGAACCCCCCGCCCGTCCCCTGGTGGTCGAACCGGTCGCCGGCCACTTCTTCGACAGCGGCAGCTTTACGTTGTGGACCGAAGCCCACAAGTACGCCAAAGCTAACGGTTGTAGCGAGTGGGACTATTACGACACAAAAGCGTTTTGGAACTACGTTGACTCCTATGCGGATTTTGTTAAGAAATACCACTACGCAATCGACCTGTACGCGAACGTGGACGTCATCCCGAACCCCCGCCTGAGCTGGCGGAACCAACGCTACCTGGAAAAGAAGCACGGCCTCAGACCGGTCCCGGTCGTCCACTACCGGACCAGCATGAAGTGGTTGAAGCACTACGTGGACCGCGGGTACGAGGTCGTCGCTCTCGGCGGGCTGGTGGGGTCGAGTGACACCCTGGAGGGGCGGCGGTGGATCGAGCAGTGCTTCGACACCGTGTGCGACCCCAAGACTCACCTGCCGCGGGTCAAGTTGCACGGGTTCGGGTTCACCAGCTTCGACCTGATCGTCCGCTACCCGTGGTACTCGGTGGACTCCACCACCTGGAGCAAGATCGGCGGGTACGGGTCGGTCCTGGTCCCGCACCGCAAGGCCGGGGGGTGGCGGTTCGACGTCGGACCCTACGTGATCCCCTGCGCCCTGGACGGGCCGACCAGCCGGGTGAAGGGCAAGCACTACCTCACCCTGTCCGCCCCGGAACAGCGGACCGTCCGGGACTGGCTGGACGAGATCGGCGTCCCCCTGGGGGAGTGGACGGCCGACGGGCGGGTGCTGGAGTACGGGGTTGTCACCCGACACACCGACCGGCGGACGGCCAACCTGTTGTTCTTCGAGCGGGTGAGGGCGACCCGGCCCAAGTGGCCGTGGCCGTTCACCCCGTACCACCGGCGCAAGCCGGGCCTCGGGGTCGTGTAGCTCAGTGGCAGAGCGGCCGAACTCTAAGTCGGAGCCGTCGCGGGTTCGATTCCCGCCACGACCTTTTAGGAGCTTACCATGAAGTGGGGGTAGATGCCGGGCACCGCCGGTGACGTGTGCTGTAAGTCGTGCGCTTCATACACACTCACACGAGGTTTCCCGTGAAGACCAAGGTTCCCATGCTGAAGATGCTGAAGGTCAAGGTCAAGTCCCTGGCCGCCGAGGCCCGGATCATCCGGCTGGAGGAGTACCGGGCGAAGGGACAGGTCCGGACCAGTCTGCTGACCGGGGAGACCGACCCCCGGGTGTACGGCCGGGACGACGCCCTGCGAGTCAGCCTGTACTTCCACCGGACTAAGGACGTGCGGGGCGAGCAGCGGTCTGCCCTGCTCGCCTATGCCTTCCTACGCGACGTCCCGCTGTGCAAGGTCGAGCCGAAGCGCCGGTCCGACCCGGACTGGGCCAGGGTCCACTCCATCGTCCTGAAGTTCGGGGAGGGGGCGTGTCCGACCAAGGCCGAACTCGCTCAGAAGCTGAAGGACTGGCAGGCGGCGGCCAGTCCGACCGGGTGACGTACCAGCTCGGGTGGTGGGGGTGGGACGGACCTACCCCCACGCCGCCCTCACCACGTCCGGAGGCTCCCGTGAGCGACGTAAAGGGGAAGGTGGGAAAGATCGTTGACACCCTGATGGCGGGGATTGGTGTCCCTCCCGCGGTGTTCACCGGCACCATCAAAAACAGTTGGGGCCAGTCTTTTCCGGCGCCGACCATGAGCAACACCGTCCGGGTGAAGTGGTACAAGTACACCGACGAGACTCCCGTGACCGGTGAGGAGCTGACCCTGGCCGGGTTTCTGCTGAATCACAACACCAACTACCGCGAGCTGTCCAACCCGTACTACACACTGATGGTCAGCAACGAGGACGGGCGGTTCCACCTGCACGCCAAGGGGATGGTCCAGGCGCTCACCCTCCCGACCCCGAACGACATGGGCGAGGTCCAGCGGCTGATCGACGCCCTGGACCTGCGGAACCAGGACGAGCGGGCGGAGGAGAGGGAGCGGCGGGAAGCCCAGGAGAGATTAGAGCTAGAAATTAAGCGAGCGGGAGCCAAATTCGAGAAGACGGTGGCAGGAGCGCCGGTAGCCCCGGGAAGTATGGTGGCGTTCAGCCACAAGGGGGTCGTCAGCATCCCGAGGGTTCCCCATCTGCCCCTGCCCGACGACCGGGGGGATGTGAATGGTAACAGGGTGTGTCCGATGTGCGACGGGTCCAAAGTTCTGCTAGGAAGTGCCGGGGACAAGTCCAACCCCCCGTGCAGTTACTGCAACGGGACGGGGAGGGTTTAGCAATTTTAATCTTTTACAGTGGCAACGGGGGCACCCGGGCGAACCCGGAGCACACCCTCGGCCGCAAGGCCAACATCATGCTGACCTACGCGACGTACCACAAGTCGGGCAAGCCCGACAAGAGGTTCGGCCGCATCATCAAGGCCCGGAAGACGGGCAAACCCGTGAGGGTGGAGGACTGACGTGGGTTACAGCAACTACGTACACCTGACCGGGTGCGCCGTCGTCAAGGTGACGGACAAGGCGATGCTGGTGGACGTCCCGGACCACGGGCAGGAGTGGATACCCCTGAGCCAGATCGCCGACGAGGGGGACAACCTGAAGCAAGGGGACACCGACGTAACGGTGTCGATCACCGAATGGTTCGCCAAGAAAGCCAACCTGGAAGGAGGCGAGTGATGAGCGACGCCAACCCGGTCGAGGTGCCCGACCCGTTCCCGCTGCCGGAGGACGCCTACTTCGACAAGACCCCGGTCCGACTGCTCGGGGCGACCGTGGTCGAGGCGACCGACCTCGCCCTACGCCTCCGAATGGCCACGCACCTCGGGTTCAAGGACAGCGCCGAGGTGTGGGTGAGCAAGAAAGAGGTGGTCGAGTGCTCCCCGGCCAAGGAGGGGGATCAGTCGATCTACGTGACCAAGGGGTTCGCCATGCGGCACAACCTGAACCACGAAGCCCTGCCCGCCCCGGAGGCCGGTAAGTGAAAACCGAAAGCGATTTCGTGACAGTCAGCGTCTCGGAGGTCGAGGTAAAGGGGGACACCCTGGTCCTCACCCTGCCGGAGAAGCCGGGGGACAAGTTCAAACGCAAGATCCCACTCCCGTCGAGCGAGTGCCTGAAAGCCCTGAACGCCGGCACCCACTGGCTGGTGACGATGACCAAAGGGTTCGCCGAAGCACACCACCTGTCCCCCAAGGAGTGACCATGCCCGCCGTGCGACTCAACCGGGCCGAGTTCCTGCAAGGGCTGGAGTCCGTCCAAGCCGGCCTGTCCGCAAAAGAGCTGGTGGACCAGTGCAACTCGTTCGTCTTCAAGGGCGGCCGGGTGGTGACGTTCAACGACGAGGTCGGGTGCCGGTGGAAGTCCGGGCTGCCGAAGGAGATCACCGGGGCGGTCCAGGCCGTCCCCCTGCTCAAGCTCCTGCGCCAACTCCCCGAGGACGAGATCGGGGTCGAGGTGAAGGGCGGGGAGTTCGTCGTCACCGGCAAGCGCAAGCAGTCGGGGGTGGCAATGGACGCCGAGATCCTGCTTCCCCTGGACGGCCTCCAGCCGCCCGGGGACTGGGAGGAGCTGCACGAGGACTTCGCCGAGGCGGTGTCCATCGCCAAGGACTGCACCGGGACGGACGAGCAGAAGTTCGTGCTGACCTGCGTCCGGCTGCACCCGAAGTGGGTGGAGGCGACGGACAACTACCAGGCCATGCGGTTCCGCATGAGGACCGGCCTCTCCGAGCCGACGATGGTCCGGGCCAGCGCCATCAAGCACGTCGTGGACCTGGGCATGACCAAGGTGTCGCTGACCGAGAACTGGGTCCACTTCAAAAACCCGGCCGGGCTGGTCCTGTCGGTCCGCCGGCACGCGGAGGAGTACGCGACCGACCTGAAGGGGTTCTTCGTCGCCGAGAACGGTAAGCCGGCCGTGCTGCCGAAGGGGCTGGCCCAGGCGTGCGAGACGGCCGAGATCTTCTCCGCCGAGAACGCCGACAACAACGTGCTCAAGGTGGAGCTGCGGGCGGGCAAGCTGAGGCTGAGGGGGCGCGGGGTGTCCGGGTGGTACGCCGAGGTGCGGAAGTGCAAGTACACCGGGCCGGACATGGCGTTCCTCATCTCCCCCCGCATCCTGGCCAAGATCGCCGAGCGGTACAACGACTGTCTGGTGTCAGGGAACCGGATCGTCGTCAACTCCGGGTCGTTCAGCTATATGAGCTGTTTGGGGGCGGTGGACGAGTTCGAGCCGGCGGGGGTGGAAGATGCCGAAGTACCCGAGGAAGCGGAGGCCTGAGTACATGACGACCCCGCTGCCCGCAAACTACGACCTCCGGTGCGGGGCGTGCGGCCACCGCCTCGGGCACCACACCGTCGGCTACGCCCCGGCGACGGTTCAGGTGTGTTTCGGCTCCCCGGGGTGCAACTGTACCGGGTACGTGCGAGATGGACGGCTTGTTTTCCCCGGTCCAACTGACGGTGGTGGGTCCGACCGTCCCCCGCCTCCCCCAGTGCCGGGCGTGCGGGTTGGACAAGACGTGCCAGTCCCCCAAAATGCCCCCGAGCGGACGTGGACGGAAGAAGATCCTGGTGGTGGCCGAGGCGCCGGGGGAGCAGGAGGACCGCCAAGGTGTCCAACTTGTGGGCAACTCCGGCCGGCAACTGGAGTCCACCCTGCGTAAGTTCGGGGTCAACATGCGGCAGGACTGCTGGTTGACCAACGCGGCGATCTGCCGACCGCCCGGCAACGAGCTTCATGAGAACGCGATCGACCACTGCCGGCCGAACCTGGTCAACACCGTCAACGAGCTGAAGCCGAACGTCATAATCACCCTCGGGGAGTCAGCGCTCAGGAGTGTGCTCGGGGCGGTGTGGAAGGACCGGAAGGAAAAGATCGGCAAGTGGACGGGGTGGCGAATCCCGTTGCAGAAGTGGAACTGCTGGGTGTGCCCGACCTGGCACCCGGCGTACCTGCTCCGGGCCAAGAGTCCGGTCCTGGACCGGTTCTACGAGCGGCACCTGGCCCAGGCGGTGGCACTCGCCGACAACCCGCCGTGGGACGACGTGCCGGACTACCGAAAGCAGGTATCTGTTCTGGTCGAACCGAAGGTGGCGTGCCGGTTCATCTTCGAGTTTACCCTACAGAAGCAGGGCAGGTTCCGTCCGGTCGCGTTCGACTTTGAGACCGACCGGTTGAAGCCGGACCACCCGGACGCGAGGATCGTGTCGTGTGCGGTAAGCGACGGACGACGGACCGTCGCTTACCCGTGGACTGAGGAAACGGCTTTCCAGACAAAAATGCTACTCAGGTGTGCGGACGTCCCGAAGTTCGGCTGGAACATGAAGTTCGAGGAGCGGTGGTGCCTGAAGGAGTTCGGGCACGGGGTCCGCGGGTGGGCGTTCGACGGCATGACCGCGGCCCACGTCCTGGACAACCGGCCGAACGTCGTGTCCCTCAAGTTCCAGGCGTTCGCCATTCTGGGGGAGGAGGACTACTCGACGGCCGTCAAGCCGTTCCTAAAGCCGAAGGACGGAGGGGGGAACTCCCCGAACCGTATTACAGAATTACCATTGTCAGATTTACTTTTGTACAATGGTCTCGATGCTCTGTTGGAGTGGACGATCTGTCGGAAGCTGTGGAAGCAGGTACACGCCAAACCCTAAGCCCGGAGAGGACGAGATGAGCGGCCCGATGCTGCACAAGGTGAACACCCGCCTCCAGCAAGTGTTCACCACCGGCCAGATTTCCAAGCTGGTCCGGGTGGCCCCGCGGACGGTCAGCAAGTGGTTCGACGACGGCAAGTTGAAGGGCTACCGCATCCCCGGGAGCAACGACCGCCGCATCCCGCGGGACAGCCTGGTCCAGTTCCTCAAGAAGCACAACATGCCCCTGGGAGCGCTGGGGGAGGGGAGCGGGCCGAAGGTGTTCCTGATCGGCCACACTCCTGGGGACGCGGCTGCCATAGCCACCGTCCTGACCGGGGGCGGGTGTACCGTCCTCCCGTTCGGCGACGACTGGTTCAGCCTCGGGTGCGAGTTCACCCTGTCCCCGCCGGACTGCATCGTCATGGACGGATCGCTCGGGTCGGTCCGGGTGACGGAGTTCGCCAAGCGGCTCCGGGCGGCCGAGGTCGAGGCGAACCTGAGCAAGCGGTTCAAGTGCCTGTTGGTCCTGGTGGCCGGGGCCGACGACACCGACCACGAGCGGTTCCGCAAGGCCGGGGTGGACCTGGTGGCGACCCACCCGGCCAACGCCAACGAGCTGCTCCACCTGGTCAACCGGACCGTATCCGACCGCACCGCCTACTAGGGGGAAACCGATGAACCTGGTCTACGAGCCGAAACTGTACCTCGCGTCCCAGCCGGTCGGCCACCCGGACCTGTACAAGTTCCTGGACGAACTCGGGGCTGGCTGGCGGTCGGACTGCACGACCACCGGGGACGAACTGCCAGAGGTTGCCGGCCGCCTCTGCTACATGAGCTTCGACAACCCCAGGCCCGGGGGGAACGCGGCATACATCCGGCACATCAAGCAGGTCGGCCACGGCAGCGTGCTGGAGCATAGCAACTTCGGCATCATCTTCACCGGGGTCAGCCGGTCGTTCACCCACGAACTCGTCCGGCACCGGGTCGGGACGGCGTACTCCCAGCTCAGCCAGCGGTACGTCGAGCACGACGGCACGTTCGTCGTTCCTCCCGAGCTGAAGGAGGAGGTGCAACTGGCCGAGGGGTTCGGAGGATTTATGGTCGGATTCCTCCAGCACGACTTCGCCCCCGAACTGGAGATATTCGGTCACTACACCGCCAAGTTTCACCCGACCGAGAACCCGCCGGAACTGTGGCAGCGATTGGAAGTCGGGCGGGAGTGGATCGACGCGACGCACATCGCTCAGAAGGCGTATGAGAAGAAGGTCAACGACGTCCAGAACCGAATCTACCGGAAGCTGTACGACAAGTGGACCGACGACGTGTCCGACTCCATGAACTACCCTAGAGGTGTAGCCCCATACACAAACGACTGGCCGAAGGGGTTGAAACAGGAGACGAAAACCAAAGTCCGGAAGGCGGCACGCGGGGCCGCCCGGTCCCTCTTACCGAACGCGACCGAGACGAAAATCATGGTCACGGCCAACGCCCGCGCCTGGCGGCACATGGTCGAGAAGCGGTGCCACCCGGACGCGGACGTCGAGATCCGGGTCGTCTTCTACAAGGTCTGGCAACTGCTCGTCCAGGCCGCCCCGAACCTGTTCGGCGACTACACCGAGGTCTGGCTCGACGTGGACGGGACGACGGCCCTCCGCACCGAGTACGAAGGGGTATGACGTGACCGTGGACGAATTGATGAAACGGATGGACGAGCTGCGTCGGATGGACTACATGGAGACGGTTTGTACCGAAACCCCCGGGGCCGTGTTGGTCGCCGGGGTCGGACCCCCGCCCCGCGTCGGGTGGGACTGGGAACCAGGCAAGGAAACCCACCCGGGGCAGCACCACCTTTTGCCAGCGAAAACTTCCCCGGAAACAGGAAACCGGTGAAACGTCCCGCACCCCACTCGGTACACTACGGTGGAGGTGCGACATGACCCTGACCGAAGACGCGGTGGAGATGCTGAAGGCCGGGAAGACCCAGAAGCAGGTGGCCACGACCACCGGACTCAGCAAGGGCTGGGTGTGCAAGCTGGCGGAGCGGACCCGGGGGTTCGTCGAGCGCAGGAGCGAGCCGAAGAAGTGGGGCGGGAAGAAGCTCCGGTCCCTCCGCCGGCTGCGGGGGATCGGGCTGACCGTCAAGGAGATCGCCCTAGTCCTGGGGGAGTCCTACCACGCGGTGAACATGGCCGTCTTCCGGTGGGGACTGGCCAAGCAGAAGCCGAGGACGAAGGAGGAAGCCGAGCGTGCCAAAGCACTCCGCAAGAAGGCGAAGCGGCTCAGGGAGCGGGAAGCCAACCGCGAACTGTGCCGACGCCTACGAGCTGTTCCACCGGGGCACCCTGGCGTTGGCTAGGGTGGAGGCCAACGGCATCCGGGTGGACACCGCCTACGTCCGGAAGACGCAACGGAGGATCGCCGGAGAAATAAAGGCGCTGGAGGAGTCCCAGCGCAAAGACCCGGTGTACCGGGCGTGGCGGAAGCGGTTCGGGGACAAGGCCAACCTGACCTCCCGCCCCCAACTGGCCGAGGTGCTGTTCAACGTCCTCGGCCACAAGTCGGCCGGGCTGACGGACAAGAAGCGGGTGCGGACCGACGAGTCCGCACTGGAGACGGTCAACCTCCCGTTCGTCCGAGACTTCGTCCGGCTGGAGAAGCTGAGGAAGGTGCTGAACACCTACCTGGCCGGGATCATGCGGGAGGTGACGCCGGCGGGATTCATCCACCCGTTCTTCAACCTGGCCGGGGGGAACGCGACGGACGACGGGAAGGGGGGTGCCGCCAGCTTCCGGTCGAGTAGTTCGTCGCCGAACTTCCAAAACATGCCGAACCGCCTGGAACTCCTGCGGCGGATCGTCCGCCGGGCGTTCGTCCCCCGGGGCGACGACTACCAGATCGTGGAGTTCGACTTCAAGGGGATCGAGGTCACGGTCGCCGCGTGCTACCACAAAGACCCGACCATGCTGAAGTACGTGACGGACAAGTCCAGGTGTATGCACCGGGACACGGCGATGGAGCTGTTCGGGCTGACGAAGGACCAGGTGGACCCAAAGACGACCCGGCACATAGCCAAGAACAAGTTCGTGTTCCCCCAGTTTTACGGGGACTGGTGGGCGAGTTGTGCCAAAAACATCTGGGAGGAGCTGGGCCGGACCAAAGCGGTCGTCGCCGGAACGTCCACCAGCATCTACGACCACCTGAAGGCCCAGGGGGTCACGACCCGGGGGGAGTGGGACAAGGAGACCTCCCCGGACGACTACAAGCCGCGGCGGAACACGTTGGAGTACCGGGTCAAGCAGATCGAGGACAAGTTCTGGAACGAGCGGTTCCCGGTGTACACGGCGTGGAAGAAACGGTGGTACGCCGACTACCTCCGTCGCGGGTACTTCGACTACTACACGGGGTTCCGGGTCGAGGGGGCCTACAACCGCAAGCAGGTGATCAACTACGCCGTCCAGGGGTCGGCGTTCCACTGCCTGCTGTGGTGCCTGGTCGAGATGCAGCGCTGGCTGGACCGGTGCGGGTTCAAGACCCGGATCATCGGCCAGATCCACGACTCGCTAATCATGGACGTCCACGAGTCCGAGCTGGACGTGGTGATCGCCAAGGCCCAGCACATCATGTCCAAGCAGCTGCTGGAGCACTGGGACTGGATCATCGCCCCGCTGGAGGTCGAGTTCGACGTGGCGCCGCCTGGGGCGCCTTGGTTGGACAAGGGATTGTGGCTGAAAGACCCGAAGACGGGGCGGTGGGGAATGAAGGCTTCCGACAACTAGGAGAGGACCATGAACGGCAACGACAGTTTCGCTGACCGCGTGCGGGTGTACACTGAGAACGCGATTATGCCCGGGCTCGTGTTCTCGATCAACAGCACCGTCCTCCGGGAAAAGATCCTGGAGCGGGTGGAGTTCCACGTCCGGAGGGCCGCGGAGAAGGAGGCCGAGCTGCCGGCGCTGGAGGCAACGGTCAAGAGTTTGGAGGAGTCCATCGACAAAATCAAGGGGTTCACCCAACAGGGGGCGGCGAAGGTGGTGGCAACGTTTTCCAACAAATCGGCGACCAACTACGGGTTCGACGGGTCGAGCCAGGTGTCGGAGCTGGAGCAGCAGATCAACGCCTTGCGCCAGGACATAAAAGACCACCGGAACAAGGCAACGTCGTTCACCCTCCTGGCCGACTCCCTGTTCGGCGGGACTTATGCCCTGGAGTGGGCCGACCTGCAACGGGTCGAACTGGTGAAGTAACATGACACTAACCCACCCGTCCCGGCACCCGTTCCGGGACAAGAGGATGCCGGTCGGTAACTACCGAACTGTCATAGTCGCCGGAGACCCGACGTTTTTCGACTGGGACCGGGCGGAAAGGGTGCTGGACCGGGTGACGTTCTTCATCGACCTGGTCCGGGTGGCCGCGGGCGGGACGTCGGGGGCGGCCGGGCTGGGGGTGCGGTGGGCACACAAGTGGTGGTGGCCGTACTCCGTTTACGAGTCCGATTTCGAGGCCGTCCGGGAGAACCCCGGCGGCCGACTGGTTGTCTTCTGGGACGGGCGGGAACAGTCCACCCGCCACCTGTTGTCCCGGTTGGGGGCGACCCTGAAACCGAGCCGGATCAAGGTGGTCCGGTACTAACCGAGGTGGGCGATGATGAGCGCTGAAGACCTGACCCGGAAGTCGGTGTCCGAGCAGGAGGAGGCCAAGCAGGCCGAGCGGAAGAAGGCCGAGGAGTCCATGCGGTTCAGTGCCGCGTTGATGTCCGACTACTGGCTGATGATGTGGCAGAAGCTGACCGGGCAGGACAAGGTGCCCACCGAGGTCGCAAAGGGGTGGATGGACTGCTACATCCACCACACCCTGGTGTCCACGGCAAACGCCAACATGGCCGACAAGATGATCGTGATGACTAAGCTCCAAAAGGGGCACGGGCACGACGGGGAGGACGGCCCGCAATACCCGGACAAGGAGTTCTAACCGGTGACAACCGAGCTTTATAAAAAACACCGCCCGGGTAAACTGTCCGAGGTGGTCGGACAGGACGCCGCGGTCAAGGGGCTGGCGAAGATGCTGAGGGAGGGCACGGTCCCTCGCGCCCTCCTGTTCACCGGCCCGTCCGGGACCGGCAAGACGACCATCGCCCGCATCCTCAAGGAAGAACTCGGGTGCGGCGAGTGGGACTTCGAGGAGCTGAACTCGGCCAAGATGCGGGGGATCGACACCGTCCGGAAGATCGACCGGGCGGCGGCGATCCGCCCGGTCCAGGGGAAGTGCCGGATCTGGCTGATGGACGAGGTCCACCAGATCACCCGCGACGCCCAGGAGGCGCTGCTCAAACTGCTGGAGGACACCCCCAAGCACGTTTACTTCTTCCTAGCCACGACCGACCCGGACAAGCTGATCAAGGCGGTCCGGACCCGCTGCACCCACGTCGCCCTCAAGGCGGTCCCGCCGAAGCAGGTCCGGGAGGTGGTCTCCCGAGTGCTGAAGGCCGAGGGGAAGAAGCTCGGTTCCGAGGTGGTGGACGAGTTGGTGAACCAGGCCGACGGGAGTGTCCGCAAAGCGCTAGTGTCGCTGGAGCAGGTGCTGGCGCTGGACGACGACGACGAGCGGCTGACCGTGCTACGGACCGCGGAGGAGACCAAGACCGCCGCGTTCGACCTGGTCCGGGCGCTGGTCTGGGGGAACACCAAGTGGCCGCAGGTGGCGAAGATGATCGCCACCCTGGACGAGCAGAACTGGGAGGGGTTCCGCCACCTGGTCCTGGTCAACGCCACCAACACCCTGCTCAAAGGGGGCAAGGGGAGTGACCGGGCCTATGCCATCATCCAGGCCACGAGGGACAACTGGTACGACTGTGGCAAAGCAGGACTGGTCGCTTCGTGTTACGAGGTCTTGCACGGGTGACGACCCCGGGTAAAACAGTCCACAGGGGGACCGCATGTCGGACGACGAACCGCCGGACAAGGACAGCTACGTCGAGATCGACCTCCACCGCCTGGACTGGGAGGCTCAGCGCCAGTCCAGGCTGGTGAAGAACGAGGGGGAGCGGCTGTCCGAACTCCGGTTCAACTTGGCGGAGAAGAAGGCGTTCCTGGACCTCCAGAAGGCGACCCTGGAACTGGCCATCCGGGGCAAGCCGGAGGCGTACATGCTGGACAAGGTGACGGAGGCGACCATCGCCGCCACCATCGTCGTCCAGCCGGAGTACAAAACCGCCCTCAAGAAGTACAACGTGGCGAAGTACAAAGTGGACGACCAGGAGGCGCTGGTCAACGCCCTGGAGCACAAGAAGCGGATGATCGAGAAGGAGGTCGATTTGTTTTTGGCCGGGTACTTCGGCGAGCCGAAGCTGAGGGGGGCCGGGCGGGAGATGGTGGACGAGTCCGGCCGGCAGGCACGAAAGCCGGCCAAACGCAAGGGTTCCTAACCACAACCGAAGGTGAACCGTGAAGACGAAGGGCCAGAAGGCACGGCGGGAGAAGCGGGTGGTGTCCGCCAAGAAGCGGATGCAGGAGCACACCAGCGGGTTCGAGCGGACGACGCTCAAGCTGCCGGACGGGGTCAACTTCTGGACCCCGAAGGACCCCGGCACGTACCGGATCGAGATCATCCCGTACAAGGCGAGCAACAACCCCTACGCCGAGGAGGGGGACTACGCCTTCGAGCGGACGTACTGGATGCACCGGGGGATCGGGCCGGAGAACAACAGCTACGTGTGCCTCGCCAAAGAGCTGAAGAAGAAGTGCCCGGTGTGCGAGTACCGGGCCAAGCTGGCGCAAGACCCGAACGGCGACGAGGACATGATCAAGGCGCTCGCCCCGAAGCAGCGCCAACTGTTCAACGTGTTCGACCACAAGCATCCGGACAAGGGGGTGCAGGTGTGGGAGGTGTCCCACTTCCTGTTCGGCAAGCACCTGGACAACAAGATCAAGAACGCCGACCCGGAGGACCGCGAGCGGTACGAGGGGTTCGCCAACGAGGAGGACGGGCTGACCCTGCGGATCACCGCCAGCCAGGAGACGACCGGGAGCAACACCTTCCTGGAGTTCGGCGACATCGAGTTCAAGGAGCGGAAGGAGGAGCTGGACCCCGAGGTGTTCGACCAGGCGGTGGACCTGGACGCCTGCATCAAGACGCTGGACTACAAGGAGCTTCGTAAGCTCCTGCTCCAGATCGACGACGAGGACGCGGAGGACGACGCCCCGAAGAAGGGCAAGGGGAAGAAACCGGTCGCCACCGATGACGACGAGGACGATACCGACGGCGACCAGGACGATGACGCCGACGAGTCGGACGAGGACGATGATGACGATGATGACGATGATGACGACGCGGACAACGACGAGAGCGGTGAGGAACTGGCCGTCGGGAGCATGGTGACGGGCAAGTACGGGAAGCAGACCCGGACCGGCCAGATCAAGAAGATCACCAAGGGCAACAAGGGTCAGCGACTGGCCCACGTCAAGGTCCGCGGCATGGACGCCCTCTGGGTCGCCGAACTGTCCGAACTGTCCCCGCTGGAAGCGGAGGACGAGTCGGACGACGATGACGACGATACCCCGCCGAAGAAGCCAGGGAAGAAGCCCAAGCCCGCCGAGGACGATGACGAGTCGGACGACGATGACGACCTGGACCTCGGCGACGATGACGACCAGGACGATGACGACGACCCGCCGGCGAAGAAGCCCGGGAAGAAGGGCAAGGGGAAGAAGCCGGTAGGCGAGGACGATGACGACCTCCCGTTCGACCTGGACGACGACGATGACGAGCCGGACCCCGCCCCGAAGGACAAGGGGAAGGGCAAGCGTAAGGTGGGCAAGTAGGCAGGGGGCAGCCCCGGGGGTGGCTCGCAGCCCCCGGGGCTTTTTCTTCCGGGGTGACTCATGTCGATGAACCGCGACGTGCTGGACGAACTCCTGTCGGGCAAGGAGGACGTGGGCGACATCGGGGTCAGCGCCAAGTCCAAACTGACCCGCAAGCAGAAACCCATGCCGGTGTCGGAGTCGGCGTCGGACTACCTGTCCACCGGGTCAACCCTGCTCAACCTCGCCCTGGCCGGCCGGGCGAACGGGGGGGTCCAGAAGGGCTGCTACCTGCTCCTGGTCGGGGACAGCTCGTCCGGGAAGACCTGGCTGGCGTTCCAGATGCTGGCCGAAGCGGCGAACAACCCCGGGTTCGACAAGCACCTGCTCGTCCACGACAACGCCGAGCACGGGGCACTGATGGACGTGCGGAAGTATTTCGGCGCCAAGCTGGAGGACCGGCTGGAGGCGCCGTCCCCACGGGGGGCCAGCACCACGGTCGAGGAGTTCTACTACAACATCGGCCGGCTGCTGGAGGCGGGTAAGCCGTTCGTGTACGTGCTGGACAGCATGGATGCCATCGTGCCGAAGGACGACCAGGACAAGTTCGACGAGGACCGGTCCAAGTTCGACCGGAGCGGGCAACTGGCCGAGACGGGGACCTACGGGACGGCCAAGGCCAAGCTGAACAGCGTCAACCTGCGGCTGGTCGCCAGCAAGCTGAAGGACACCGGGTCGATCCTGGTCATCCTGTCCCAGACCCGGGAGAAGATCGGCCAGGTCGGGTGGGGGGACAGTCGCACCCGCGGGGGCGGGAAGGCGCTGAAGTTCTACGCCCACCTGGAGGTGTGGACGTCGGTCAAGGACGCCATCAAGAAGAAGGTGAAGGGGAAGGACCGGGTGATCGGGCGGAACCTGATCGCCAAGGTGGTCAAGTGCCGCCAAAACGGGTGGGAGGGGCAGGTCGAGTTCCCGTTCTACCGCGGGGTCGGGGTGGACGACGTCGGCTGCCTGGTCCGCTACCTGGTGAGCGAGGGGCACTGGAAGAAGTCCGGCGGGCGGGTGGACGCCACCGACTTCGGCGTGAAGGACTACGAGGAAGAAGTGATCAAGCACATTGACCGGTCGGGCGGGGTGAAGAAGTTGAGAAAGATAGCGAGACTTTGTTGGCACGAGATCGAGGCGGAGTGTACCGTGGACAGAAAGCCGAGGTACGCATGACCCCGCAAGACTACCTGATCGTCCCGTCGGCGTGGGCGGTCGTCCCGATCAACAAGGAGGCGCTGGTGCCTGAAGAACCAAAGCACACCGGGAGCAAGTACATCCGGACCATCTACTCCCGGTCCAAGCCGAGCTGCCGGATCGACGTGGACGTGTACTGCGTCCTGAAGGCGTTCGACGTGACCAGCGCGGCCATCGGGCACGCGGTGAAGAAGCTACTGTGCCCGGGGAACCGGGGCAAGGGCAGCTACCGGCAGGACTTGGTCGAGGCCCGGGACGCCATCACCCGGGCCATCGAGCAGGAGGACGAGGAAACGAACCGCCTGGCCGAGGGCGGTGTCTATACTGGTACTGAGTTCTCGCCCCCGACGAAGCCGCTGGAGCCGTGACATGACCGCAGGCGAGTTACGGGCGCTCACCACGGAGGTGTGGGCCAACTGCCGGATCGAGTTCTGGCTGGGCGACCCGAGGGAGGGGGGCGTCCGCCTGGTGCCGGTGAAACGGGTCAAGACGGTCAAGACCAGGGACGGCAAACCGACCGCCCCGCCGGCCATGCAGATCGTGTTCCGGCCGACGGACGCCCCGCCGCCCCCGCAGCCGGTCGCCCAGTCGCTGCCGACCGCCCCGCCGGAGGACCACGCCGACGTCGATCACGTCCCCGGGACCGAGATCGAGTCCGACGTGCTCCTCGCCGTACCGTAAGGAGAGGCCATGCGACCGTGGGTGCTGGTTGACGTCCCGAACCTGGCGTACCGGGCGTTCTACTCCACCGGTGGGCTGACCCACGAGGGACGGTCCACCGGCGTCGTTTACGGGTTCCTCCGCGAGCTGTGCAAACTCGCGGACACGTTCGGCCCGAAGATGCCGAACTTCCAGTACGGGTTCTTCTTCGACGGGGGGAGGCTGCTCCGCAGTGACCTGTTCCCCGGGTACAAGATGCGGAAGGACACCCCGGAGCGGGCCGAGGTCAAGCGGCAGATCAAACTGTTGCGTGAACTCGTCCTGCCCGAGCTGGGATTCAAAGCACTGTACCGTCAGTCCGGGTACGAGGCGGACGACCTGATCGCCGAGGCGGTGTCCAAACTTGCCGGGGCCGGTAGGAAAGTCCTGATCGTGTCCGGCGACCAAGACCTGTACCAGTTGCTCCGGTTCCCGGATGTCACGGTCTACGACCCCCTGAGTAAGAAGCGGCACACGTTCGACTCATTCCGCAAAACAAAGGGGATCACCCCGGCATTCTGGCCCAAGGTGAAATCCCTGGTCGGCTGCACGTCGGACACCGTCCCCGGGTGCAACGGGGTGGGGGAGGCAACGGCCATCAAGTTTTTCAACGGCGACCTGAAGCCGACGGCTCGGGAGCGGGCGGCCCGGGCGTTCACCGAGTCGGACGAGTACCAGCGCAACCTCAAGCTGACCGCTTTGCCCTACGAGGGCACGAAAACCCTACTGTTTCACAGCCACGAATTCACCCGGGAGAAGTGGGCCGGGGTGTGCAAGGAGTACGGGCTGCGGTCCCTGCTCCACCAGTCCCCGGTGCCCGAGAAGGCGAGGAAGGGATGACCGACACCGACCCGATAAAAATGGCCCTGCCCCTGACCGTGTACGCGGTGAACGTCCGGTACAACGTCAAGGACCACTGGGCCGAGGCCGCCGGCCCGGGCAACCAGGTGCTGTTCGTCCTACACCAGTTCGCCCGGGCCGGGCTGGACCCGCTCACCGCCGAGCAGGCGCTGGAGGTGGCGAAGGAGAGCATCGAGGCGGACGCCGTCACCGGGGTCGCCGCCGTCCAAAACCTGACCGTCGGCGAGATGTACGAGTTCGGCGACAACTGGTCGGTGATGACCCAGCACGTACTCCCCTCCCCGTGCCAGCGGTGCCTGACGAGGACGACCGATGTCAAAGTCAGGTAAGGGTAGTGCTTATGAAAGGGAGTTTTGTAAAGCACTGTCGCTATGGTGGACAGACGGACACTACGACGATTGTTTTTGGCGAACCAGCCAGTCCGGGGGTAGGGCGACCACCAGGCGCAAAAAAGGCAAGTCCACCCGAGGACACGTCGGGGACATCTGTGCCACAGACGAGGAAGGGATTGTCCTACTTCAGTACATCACGTTCGAGCTGAAACGCGGGTACTCCAAACACACAGTCCACGACCTGATCGACAAGCCGGACAAAGCCGCCGAGCAGGAAATAGAGAAATGGCTAGCACAGGCAAGGCGGGCGAGAAGGCACGCCAAGAGCGTGTACTGGTTGGTAGTCAGTCGGAGGGACCGGCGGGAGCCGCTGATGTTCGCCCCGGTCGGGCTGTTCGACCGGCTGGGGATCACCCCGGCCGCGTCCGTGACGTACCGGACCAAGCGGAGGAAGGTGCTGACGTTCCAGATAGCTCTCCTAGCTCGTCTGTGGAACGTGGACACGCGGATGTTGAAAAAGCGGATCGACAGCGACGTGGCGGTAAGTCTGCTGGAAGACTTGGGACCGGGACCGTCCTGACTTCGCTGGTCGTCCAGAACTTCCAGGCCCACAAGAGGAAGGTGATCAAGCTAGCCCCCGGGGTGAACGTGCTAGTCGGCCGGACGGACGTGGGCAAGTCGGCCGTCCTGCGGGCGCTGAGGTGGGTGGCACTGAACCAGCCGAAGGGGGCCGGGTTCGTCCGGTGGGGCAAGTCCGGGGTGGGGGTCGCTGTGACGGCCGGCAACGTCACCGTGTCCCGGGTGCGGAAGGGGAAGGAGAGCTACTACACGGTCGGCAAGGCCCGGTTCGACGCCCTGAACGCGACCGTCCCCCCGGAGGCGTCCGACGCGCTCAAACTGGCCGAGGTCAACTTCCAGCGGCAGATCGACCCCCCGTTCTGGTTCACCCTGTCCCCCGGCCAGGTGGCCAAGGAGCTGAACCGGGTGGTGGACCTGTCGCTGATCGACCAGGCACTTGACCGGGTCGGGCGGTCGGTCCGGTCCAAGAAGTCTGAACTGGCTTTGACCGAGAAGCGGTATCAGGAGGCCAAGGCGAGACGGGACGAGCTGTCTTGGATCGTCCAGTACAGACAGGACAAGGCGGAACTCGACAATCTTGACTTGGATTGGCGGGAATCCCAGACCAGGGCGTCGCGCCTCGGTCAACTGGTCCGGATGGTGTCTGATACCCGATCCCTCTCAGCAGACGCGGAAAACCTATGCGCCCGGGGGGTCTCCGTGGTCGAGGCCGGGGACCGGTTGGGGGTGGTGTCCGCCCGGGTTCGGAAACTGTCTTACCTACTGAAGAAGGTTAGGTTAGTCCGAAACGGGATGATAGACCTGCCTGACTTCACCCCGGTCGTGCAACTGAGGGAAGCAGGGGACAAGATCGCCGAGACCCGCCGCAACCTGGAGATGTTGCTACAGGAACTCAAGGCCAAGGGGGACGAACTGTGCCAAGCGACCGACGACCTCGCACTCCGGGAGACGGAGCTTGTGAAGCTGGCAGGGAACCGGTGCCCGACGTGCGGCCGCTCGCCGTTCTTTGTTCAGACCTCCATCTCTCCGAAAGAGCGCCGGCTTGCCGGGCGGAGAAGGGACAGGCCTGGCTCGACGTCCAAGCCCGGGGTCTTTCCGAACTAGACAAGCTGGCGAAAGAGCTGGACGCCGTGGTGGTGTGTGCCGGGGACGTCTTCGACCGGTGGAACCCCGGGCCGGAGCTGATCAACTTCGCCCTGGAGCACCTGCCCCAGATGTACGCCGTCCCGGGCCAGCACGACCTCCCGTACCACAACTACAGCAACAAGAAGAAGTCGGCGTACTGGACCCTGGTGAAAGCCCAAAAGGTGTTCGACTTGCGCCCGGGAGAAGTGACCCGGGACCGCAACCTGTGCCTGGTCGGGTTCCCGTGGGGGGTCCAGCTTACTAACCCGCCGCCGGTCCCGGAAGCGTACAAAGACTGGGTCAGGTTGGCCGTCGTCCACCGGTACTGCTGGGTAAGTGGTCACAAGTTCCCCGGGGCGGACGAGTCCAATCACGCCAACGAACACAGGAAGCGGCTGAACGGGTTCGACGCTGCTGTTGTGGGCGACAACCACCAGCATTTCCTGTCCTATGGGGCAACCGGAGACTTCCCGACGATCCTGAACTGCGGTACGTTCTTCCGGCGGAAGCGGGACGAAATCAACTACACTCCCAAGGTCGGGGTGCTGTACTCGGACGGGACGGTCCGCACCCGGGAACTCCCCCGCACCGTGCCGGACGAGTTCACCCCCGTGTCCCCCCTGGAAAAGCTGGGCCTCAGCGACGAGTTCCTGGAACTCCTGGAAGACCTGCCGGACACCCTGTCCGACAAGGCCGACGACTTGCGGGACTTCCGCCAGCATCTGGTTCGGCGGCTGGACGGGGTGCCCGAGCCGGTGCGGAGGGAGGTACTGGACGCGCTGGGGGAGGGGGGCGATGCTCATGCTGGATGACTACCAGCGTTTGAAACGGAAGGTGGACGCGGCGAAGTCCCGCCGGGATCGGCTGAAGGGGGCGGCGGACGAACTCATGGCCCGACTGAAGAAGGAGTTCAAAGTCAGCACAGTCGAGGAGGCCGAAGCCCTTTTGGCCGACCTCCAGGCGAGGGAGGCCGAGGCGGCGAAGAAGTACGCCAAGGCCCGGGCCGAATTCCTGAAGAAGTGGAAAGAGAAAGTGGGGGACGACGAATGACCGGTCAGTACCAGAAGTCGATGGAGTGTCCGGTGTGCGGCCTGCGACTGTCGTACTGGACCGACGACCCGGCCAAGCCGTACCCGCAGCGGTTTTGTAAAAAGTGCAAAGCGCCGATGGAACCGTCACCGGTGGACCCGGCCGACGCCACCCCGCCGGAGCCGACCGGGCCAGACGTGCTGAACGTGTGGCCGCCGGGCACCCCGGTCGAGTTCCGGGACTCCAAAGTGCCGGGTCGGGTCACGGCGGTCAAGGTCCAGGAGGGGTGCCGGGTCCAGTACTGCATAGCGTGGTGGGCCGGGAACGACCGGAAGGAGGCGTGGGTGGAGGGGTTCGAGATCGCCGCCACCCAGAAGCCGCCGACCCTCAAGATCGGGTTCCGCCGGGAGGACTGACCCGTGGAAGACCGGTACGTCTGGGCATACGGCACTATGGTTCGGTTCGACTTCAACCCGGCGATGAACGGCAAGGTAGTTGGGGTGAAGTTCAGCGACGACTGGAGGTTGGTGCTGTACAAGGTGGAGTACGAGCAGCATAGGAAAACCTACGAAAGTTGGATGCCGCAGGAGTCGCTGAAATGGGTGGCGTACCCTAACCCCTTCCGCCGCGGGCGGTTCCCGAAGTGGAAAGGAAAGAAGGTGGTAATGTGAACCCAGACCGCGTGTACGCCGAATACCTGCACGCCAAGACGACGGCCAGGAAAGAGCGCCAGCGGTTGAAACAGCTCCGGGGATTGGTCCGGGCGGCGATGGAGGCCCAGGCGCTGATCCAGGCGGTCGCCGCCGAGGTCCAGGGGAAGGCCCAGCGGAAGGTGTCCGCCCTGGTGTCCCGGTGCCTGCGGGAGGTGTTCGGGGAGCACGCCTACCTGTTCCGGCTGAAGCTGGAAGCCAAACGGGGGAAGACGGAGGCCCGGCCGGTGTTCGTCCGGGACGGCAAGGAGCTGGACCCGGTGGACGAGTCCGGGCTGGGCCAGGTGGACGTGGCCGCGTTCGCCTTGCGACTGGCGGCTTTACTCCTGCACAACCCGCCGGTAAGACGGATGATGGTTTTGGACGAGCCATTCAAGTGGGTGTCAGAAGAATACCTCCCGCGGGTGCGTGACCTGTTGGAGGCGCTAGCAACCGAACTCGGGGTGCAGATCGTCATGAGCACCCACCTGCGGGAACTGGAGGTCGGCAATGTCATCCGCATCGACTAGCTGGAACGGTCAGGAGCGGCGCAAACTCGCGGTACGCCGGCGGGGGGAGGCAGAGCGCCGGGCCGAGTCGGCAATGAAGCACGTCGTCGTCGGGGTGTCCTGCCTGGTGTTCGGCCTCGGGGTCGGCGGGGTGCTGGTCTACGAGGGGACGAAAACCGTGTACGAGGCCAAACTCACGGAACAGAAGGTCCGGCACGTCCGGGAGCAGATGGAGCTGATCCAGACGTCACAGAAGCACCTGGACGAGCTGGACCGGAAGTTCAAACTCCTGACCCGGGGGAAGTAATGAGCTACGACACCTGTTTCACCCTGCTTTACGTCAGTGGAGCGCTGAATTTAACCCTGGTCATCGTCGCACTTGTCGTCCAAGACGACCGAAGTCTGTACCGGAAGCAAGTAAACCACCGGGAACAACTGCTCGCCGAAAAGAACGCCAAGATCGAGTCCTTGACCGACCGCGTCAAGGAACAGGACGGCTGGATAGATCAGCACTGGAAGGACGAGGACTACCTGCGGGGGATCATCCGGAAAATTCAGATACTTTCTGCCGGAGCAATCGCTCCCGATCCTTCTCCCCCGCAAAGTGCCACACCTTCACCCCCGCCGTCCTCGCCCACTTCCGGTCGATGAACGGGTGCCAGTGAAGCTCCCACGGCAGCTCGGAGACCGGGGGAGCTTGGTCCAGCACGTTCAGGTTGAACCAGTGCTGCTCGGTGCAGTGGTACTTGGGCAGGGGCTTGGCCGGGGGGTCGAACAGAGGGGCGTGTCTCGGTGACAGTACCATCACCCCGGTGTTGTAGCAGGTGGACGGGAACGGCCCGGGCCGGCCGGCGTAGGCCCGGATGTTCCGGATCTCCGGCTCCATCCAGTCCCGCGTGACCTGCGTGCCGACCTCGGTGCAGAGCCACGGCCAGTCGTCCCGGACGCCCAACCGGTCCTCTGGCACCGCCGCGAACAGGTCCGGGCAGTCCGGGGCGACCACCACGTCGGCGTCCAGGAACAGCACCCGATCGTACCGCCGGACGTACCCGCCGATCCGCCACTTCTCCCCGAGCGGGTAGTTCTCGTCGCCCCCGGTGAGCACGTCGAACGCGGCCCCGACCCTAGCCGCATAAGCTTCCATCAGCGGCCGGGTGATCGCCAGCCACTTCTTCCCATTCCCCCCGACCGCGGCGGTCAGCACCAATCTGCCGCCGACCCAGTCCCCGGGTTTGTCAGCTTTTACCGGCCTGACCACCTTCGGGTCCGCCGGCGGTTTTTGCAACTTCCTCTCCCCCTGGACGAAGAACCGGCAGTCCTGGCAGCACCGCTCGGCGTCGTCGCACCGGGACACCTGGGCCGTGGTCGTCTGGAAAAGGTCGCACCGGTAGACCCGAGACCCGCACTTCGCCGGGTCCACCTTGTCCCCGAGGGACACGCAGTTCAGCTTCCACCGCACCTTTTTCGGGGCCGGCCTGGCGAACGTAGCGGGACTCCGCCCCTCCGTGTCCCCGGGAAGCGCCCGGTCGTCCGTCACCGCGTCCACGGCTTCCACCGTGGTCGCGTTGGCCACCTCGCCGACCAGCTCCAGGTGCGGGACGGCGACGGAGTGGTAGAACTCCCGGCCGGCTTCCACCATGTCGGTCAGGTCGGTCAGGGTCGGCGGGGTGTACGACACCCCGTCCACGTCCACGATGCCCGGGTACGGCGGGGCGTCCCGGCGGACCGCCGGGACCAGGAGGCCGGCGAAGGCGTCCCGGTTGTCCTTCCCCAGCGAGAACGACGTGCCGGCGAACGGGAACCCGGCGGCGAGCAGGGACTCGGTGGTGGCGTCGAGGGCCGCTATTTTAGCCAGTTTTGCCGCAGTCAGCTCCGTCATGTCACAGCTCCGTTACCGTGAACGTATCGACCCACCCGGTGAACGCCTGGGCGTCGCACGGGTTGCCGGCCGTGAACGACCAGAACCCTTCGACCCGTGCGGCCCCGCCGGCGAAGTTCTCACACGGCGCTCGGTAGCGGGTGACGCTGCCGTAGGTGATGAACGGGGGAGCGACGAGCTGGGTGATCCCGCACCCGCCCTCCCCCGTCGTCCGGATGGCCAGCTCCCCGCTGACCGACACCAGAGCCGTGCCCGGCGGCGGGAGGGACGCCGGGGAGTACCGGTGGGGGAAGAAGTTGCCATCCACCTGGACCCGGACGTAGGACACCAGGTCGCACCCGGGGCACGACCAGACCACCTCGTCCACCGACTGGTACACCGCCGTCCAGCAGTAGTTCGTGCCCGTGACCACCCCGACCAGCGGGCAGTAGTATGGTCCCGAGGCGAACGGGTCCGGGCCGCTGCCGACCGTGGTCGTCAGGGCCACCGACACGGCCGCCGGGAGGGCCGAGATCAGCCGGGAGCACAGGAAGTCGGGTTCGGTGTAGTAGCAGCAGTCGGCGTGGGTCGGGTCGGCGGCGTCGTTCGGGTCGGACAGGATCACCCGAACGGACGACGGCGGGGAGTACGTCGGGTCGGTGTCGGTGTTCACCGACACCAGCGGGACGGTCAGGTCACGCGGCCAGGTGCCCTCGGCACACGACTCCACCAGCACGTCCAGCTCGTAGCTGGCGTTCCAGACGTAGTCGGGGGTGAGCGACCGGCGGTAGCCGAAATCGACGTGGACCCGGAACCCCCACGGGAAGCAGTACACGCTGATCGCCGGGTTCGCCCCGGCCGTCCCGGCGTTCGTGTACCCCCCGCTCGACCCCGGCTCGATCAGCGCCAGGGAGGCGTCGAACGGCAGACTGACCCGGGACACGACCTCGCTCCCGGAGGACAGGTCGAACGTCCCGCCCTCAAAAAGAGCGCACAGCCGGGCCGGACAGGTGTCCGGGCAGGTGACGCACTGGCACTCGGTCCCGCAGCAGTCGCACCCGTAGGGGGTCAGGTCGATGGGCGGGACGGGGTCTGCTACGGCCACGGCTTACGGCCCCGGGATGACGGTGGTGCTGACGATCTCGATGAACCCCGCCCGGATGTAGTACCGGCGGTACTCCCGGACGGTCAGGGTGCAGGGCGGCCCGGGGTTCACGTCGAACGAGATCGGGACGTCGATGCTGATCGCCGAGTTGTCGCCCCCGAAGATCACCACCGGGTACACCGACGACCCGTCCGTGGTCGTGTACCCGGTCAGCATCCCCTGGTAGCGGCGGCCGACCTCCGCCTTCTCGTCGTTCATCGGCAGCGCCCGGACCGCCGTCAGGTCGTACCAGTCGTTCGGGGCGGTCGCGTCCGGGATTCGGAACGTCAGTATTGCCGGCCAGTAACTCCCGGCCTTGTTGCTCGTCACCTTGAACGTGACCGGCGTCGGACCCATGCCGACCTGCGGCACCACCTTGCGCCGGGCCGGGTCGCCGTTAAGAGCCGTGATCTGGTCCTGGATGGTGTTCAGCGTCTTGACCAGGACGTCGAACGACTCGGAGTCCAGGAGCACCCCCTCGTCGGGCATGTCAAGCGCTCGCTTCCTTGGCCGTGACCGTGACCGCCAGCCCGCGGGGCGGGGTTCCGGTCCCGGGGGTACTGGTGACGACAACCTCGACCACCTGGCCGGCCGAGTACCCCGGGGACGACAGGGCGGCCGACTGGGAAGCGAAAGCCGCGTCCCCGCTGTCGAACGTCAGCACGGAGGACAGGATCGACGCCCCGTTCTTGTACACGTCCACCGTCACCGTGCTGTCCCCCACCGCCGCCTGGGTGACGGCCGCGGTCACGTCCAGGACTACCCCGTCGGCGTAGGCGACGAACGCCGCCTTGCGCTCGGTCGCCACCGCCGCCGACCGGTTCTGGGCGTAGACGTGCTGGTGCAGGTGGAGCACCTTGTCCACGTCCGCCGGCCGGGCGGCCGTCATCTCCGTGTCCCCGACGGAGTTGGCCGGCATGTCGAACGACCCGGCCTTCAGGTTGCCGGAAACCACCAGATTGCCACTGACCTTACTGGTTTCTGCCACGGTGCCCTCCTTACGGAACCTTTTGGTCCAGACCGCCCTCGATCAGCTTCTTGAACGGGAGCGACCGGTACACCCGGCGGTAGATGAACTCGGGCAGGATCACCTGCTGGTCCACCCCGTCCTTGTCCTTCACCGTCTGGGACTCCTTCCGGGTGCCGAGGGCGTTCAGGAACACCGGCTCGCTGATCGTCTGGCCGCCGACCGAGTAGATCGGGTTCGGCCGGTACTCGAAGCCGCCGCCCTGCTTCGGCAGGAGCTTCAGCTCCTGGAGGCCCATGTTCAGGTACACCGGCTGCCAGTCCTTCTGGATCACCCTCTCCCCGTCCCCGAAGTCGGCGACGAACGGGACGAAGATCTCGAACCGGTACGTCACCCGCCAGTACTCGTAATCCCCCTTGAACTGCTTGGTCGCCACCGGCGGGCGGAGGCGGACCATCCCAGGCTTGGCCCCGCCGAAGATGGTGTCCGAGTTCACGGCGAACGAATACTTGGCCGCCGTGTCGTAGTTGAAGTTCAGCTCGTTCCGGGTCAGCACGTACACCGGCATGCCGACCTCGACGGCCGGGGCCGGGTTCAGGGGGACGGACGCGGTGTTGACAAACGCCTTCCCGTCCAGGTCCACCGGCCAGGCCCGGTGGACCTCCAGCATCTCCCACCGCTCCTCCGGCGGCTCCAGCTCGGGGTTGTTCGCCGCCCCCTTCTGGTGCCCGCCGACCCCGTCCGGGCCGGCCGGCCACCCCGGGTTCTGCGGGATGCCCCCGGGCGGCATGCGGGTCGAATACTTGACCGTGACGGTCCACTGCGCCCAGTCGCCGTCGTCCTGCTTGGCGCTGATCTGCTGGGCCAGCGCCCGGATGTCCCACTCCAGCCCGTCCTTCGACTGGTACGACGACCACGGCCGGGGGAGGAACTGGGCGGTGCAGACGGCCAGGGGGCCGAGCCGCTTGTCCACCACCCGGACGAGGAACTGGCGGGTGTACTCCCGGTGGCCGTCGTTGGCGTCGAACACCGTGCCGTCGTGCTTGGTGTCAAGCTCGTCAACGGACTCGAACCACTGGGCGTAGTAGCCGGTGATTTTCGGCATGGTTACTTCTTCTGCTCGATCTTCTTGAACACCAGGGACACCCCGTTCCGGGCCGCCTCCTCCATCTTGTCGGCGATCCGTTTGGCCTCGGCGATCTGCCGCTCGTGCTTGGCGTTCGCCTGCTGGAGGACGTCGATCACCTTCAGCTCGTTCACCCGACTTTCTAGATTCGCCTTGTTGATGGCGTCCATGGCTTGGGTGCTCCCGGCGGTGAGGGTCGGGGGTTGCTTGGGGACCAGTTCATCCTTGACGAAACCCAGCACCTTCTGGAAGTCTTGGAACAAGGCCGCGTTCTTCTCCTCCTCCGTGATCTGCTGGGCGCCGGCGGTGAACGCGGCCGCCCCGCCCATCGCCGCGGCTGCGGCAGCCGGAGCGACGGAGGCCGCTTGGAATGTCCGCCGGATCTCCGTCCCCAGCTTCTGCACGTCCGTCACCCCGTCCTCGAAGGTCTTGTTGATCTTGTCGGCCAGCTCCGCCACCTTGGCGTCGAACGTAAAAATCTTCTCGATCTCCTTCCGAACCGGTCCGGTGAACGGCAGGAGCGCCCCGCCCCCCAGCGCCCCGAACGGGTTGAGGGGGTTGAACGGGGCGGTCGGCTCGTTCCGGATCGCGGACAGCGGGTTGTTCGGGAACCGGGCCGGGTTGATGAACGCCCCGGGGAGGTCGCGGAAGTTCAGCCCCATGAACGAGGCGGCCGCCGCCATCCCCGGGTTGACGACCGCGTTCGGGTGCGGGATGTACGCCGAACCGAGGGGGGACTTGACAGTTTTTGCCGCCTCCTTGATCGCTTCCCCCACCCTCTCGTACCCGACCTGGGCGTTCCGGACAGCCTCGGCCTGGGCGGCGGCGATCCGCTTGGCCAGCGCCTCCTGCTCCTTCATCTCGATGGCCTTCGCCTCCTCCGCCTTGGCCTGCTGCCGCAACACCTCCAGCTCCTCCTTCAACCCGGCCACCCCCTCCGCCTTGACCTTGGCCATCTCCCGCTCCATCTCCACCTGGCGGACGAGGTGGAGGAACACGTTCTGGTTGACGATCCCGGCCTCGGCGTCCTTCCGGGCCTGCTCGATGGCAGCGAGCTGGTCCTTGAGCCGCTTGTCCGAGTCGGGGTCGGTCATCAGGAACTCGCCCGTTTGGGCCGACACCCGCTTCATCCACGCCGAGAAGTCGTTCTGGGCCAGCCGGATGCCCGACCCGAAGTCGATCTCCGTGTCCTCGAACTCCTCCGACTTGAACCGCTTCCACTCCGCCTTCATGGCGTTCAGCGTCTGCTTCCACCCCAACTCGATGCCCTTAGTGACGACCTTCCAAGCCAGTTCCGGGTTGTTCGCCCGCATGGCGGCCGAGAACCCGTCCCAGACGGTGCTCGCCGTGTCGGCCAGTTGGCGGAACAGGTCCACCGCGGTCTTGATCCCGCTCTGGATGGTCCGGTCGAAGTCGATCCACTGGGCCGCCAGGGTTCCGAGGGCCACGCCGAAGACCCCCAGGACCGCGGTCGGGAGGACGAACGACGCGGCCGCCTGGATGCTGGCCAGGGTGGCCGAGAACGTGGCGGTCAGGGTGTAGGAGGTGCGAAGCACGGCGTTGACCGCGGTCATCGCGGCCCCGACCGACACCACGGCGGCACGGATCGCGGTGTACACGGGCAGGACGACGGCCGCGGCCGCCCGCCACGCCACCACCCCGGCCGTCACCACCGCCAACACGGCCGCGACGTTCTGGATCGACCGCTCGTTGCGGCCGGCCCACTCCGCCCCCTGCCGGTAGAAGTCCGTCACCACCTCGACCAGCCCGCGGTAGGCGCTGGCGGCGGTCCGATAGAAGATCAGCGCCCGGTCGCCGGCGAAGTCGAAAAAGGCGGCCAGTTTGGCCCGAGCGTCGGCCAGGAACCGGTCCACCTCGCCCGACTTGAACGCCTCGCGGACCCGGTCGGCGATCCCGGTGATCCCCTCGCCGATCCCCTCGAAGTTCAGCCCCTCCTTGAACACGTCTAGGAACGCCCTTCCCTGGCCAGACAGCCACTCGACGTTCCGCCGGACCTGGGCGAACCACTCCGTCCACCCCCCGTGACCCTCGCCCTGCATCCCCTCCCGGACCCCGGTGAACCACGAGTTGGCCGACTTCAGCAGGTCTTTGAGCCGGGTGCCCTCGAAGAACGCCGTGCCCATGTCCCGGGCCAGGAACTCCAGGTTCTCGACCAGGGTGTTCCACTGGCCGGAGACCGTGTCGTTCAGCCGCCGCATCATGTCGTTGAACGTCCCGCCCTCGCCGGTCATCCGGTTGAACGCGGCGATCACGTCGTTCGCCCCGACCTTCCCCTGCCGGACCAGGTGCTGGATCGACTCGATGGGCTTGTTCATCACGGCGGCCAGGTTCTCCGCCATCGGCACGCCGGCGTTGTTGAACTGCCGGAGCTCCTGCCCGGTCAGGTGGCCGACGGTCATCACCTGGCCGAACGCTAGGGTGAGGCGGCCGAGGGACGTCCCGGTCCCGGCGGACACGTCCCCCAGCGCCTGGAGGGCGGGGATGACGTTCTCCGTCCCCACCCCGAACGCCTTCAGCTCCTTCGCCCCCTCGACCAGCTCGGTCGAGCGGAACGGGGTGGCGAGGGCGAGCTGGTTGATGTCCTCCAGCATCTGCCGGCCCCGCTCGGCCGACCCGGTCATCACCTCGAAGGCGATCCCGGCCTTCTCGTAGGACGCGGCGAGGCGGATCCCCTGGTACACCGCGGCCCCGGCGGCGACCGTCACCGCCCCGACGGCCCCGGCCGCGGCGATGATCGGCACCCGGACCGCGGCGTCGAACACCGGCCCCATGTTCGCCATCTGGCGGACGGTGGTGGTCAGGGTGGTGACGCTGGACGCCATCACCCGGTTGTACTGGGAGGCGTCGGCGACCAGGGTCACGACGATCCGCTCGATGTCCACCTCAGCCCCCCTTCTTCTTGCCCGGCGGTGGGCGCCGGAACGGCCGGCGCTTACCGTCCTTGCCCCTCACCCCGCTGGCCCCGAACGCCTTCCAGATCTCCTTGGACCTGGCGATCTTGTCCGGGTTCGGCGCCGCCGGGGCGGGCCGCCCGTCGCCCTTCGGGTTGTCGGCTTTCACGTCGCCCCCCACGCGCTCGTACCTGACCAGGAAGTCGTCCTCGGTCTTGCTGGTGTTCTGGCGCAACGTCGCCATGAACACGAGGTACACGTAGTAAGTGAGACGAGCAAGCTGCCTGTCCAGCTTGCTCGTCGCCAGGGTCTCCTCCTCAAAATGGGCCTGCCAGTCCAGGAAGTCGGAGAGGGTGTGCTCCTCCTTCGCCCGCTGGGGGGAGGTCCCGGTGGCCTTGGCTATCTTCAGCCAGACCCCGGCCTCCCCCCTCACCCGTTTTTTGCCGCCTCCCGGGCCTTGTCGCCCAGACTGTTGATCTCCTGGCAGATCCGGTGCAGGTCCGCCTGGAGGGACGCGGGGAAGTTCAGGATCTCCGACTTCGGCACCAGCGCCCCTTCGCGGTACAAGCACTGAGCGATCAGGTCGGCGTAGATGCCGTTGAAGTCGCTCACCCCGACCGCGTTGCCCTGGCTGTCGGTCTTCAGCCGCCGGTTGCTGGTGTTCAGGAACCGGTCCCGCTCGGTCCCGTTCATCTCCCGCAGCTCGCACGCGGAGACGGTCCCGTCCTCCCCCTCCAGCTCGATCACCACGACCTTGCGCTTGAGGGAGTACCGCTTCACCTCGCCGTTCGTCTCGGACATGACAGAAGCCCCCTGGTTGTTGCTACCGACCCACGCCCGACTCAGGCGTGGCCGGTGAAGTCCGGCTCGATCTCGTTCAGGTCGTTGTCGTGGTTGGAGCAGATGATCGTCACCTGGGCGGTCGCCCGCTCCCCCTCCTTGACCGCGTTCGGCTTGAACTCGTCCACCCACCCCCACACCTTGTACGTGTCCCCGTCGGGCCACTCGATGGTGATCTCCTGGTTGTGGTTGATCATGTCGAAGATGGTGGAGAACACCTCCGGGGCGTAGGCCGCCAGGAGCTGCATGTCACCCATCGTCTTCAGCTTCTTCGGGGACTTGGTGCGGAGGGCGGTGTTCCGCATGTTGGTCACGTCGTTCGCCCCGCCCCCCATCATGGACGGCGGCGTGACCTCGATCTCCTCGAAGCTCACCGACGGGAAGTCGGCAAAACTGATTCGCGTGCTAAAACCGTCGTCGATCCGGTCGGCCAGCGGCATGGTAGTCTCCGGGTCAGGGGTTAGTTGTAAGCGGCCACGCCGCGGACGGTTTTGGCCCCGGTCGAGTCGCCGTGGCTGACGAACACCTTGGCCACGTCGTCACCGGCCAGGGGGTTGGTGCTTCCGTCCCCGCTGGTCCAGGAGTAGTCGGCGTCCTTCTCCACCACCGCCTTGTACAGTTCGGCGTCCGCCCCGTCGGCGAACACCACCTGGGCCTGGACCCCCGGGGAAGCCAGGGTCTGCACCCCGATGGCGGCGACGTCGTCCCCGGCCACGACGAAGTTTTCCTCGGCCGGGACCATCGCGGTGATCGCGGTTGTGGCGGTAGGGAGGTTGTCCCCCGACCCGCCGTCGATGGGGACCGAGTTCGTGGCGACGGTGCCGACCGTCATCCCGGCCCGGCACCCGCCGTCCCAGTACACGTCCAGCCGGGCGCCGGTGGTGATCCCGTGGCCGGCGGACATGGTCAGGGTGCCGGTGTCGTTGTCGGTCCGGGCGGACAGGGTGCCGGTCTTGGCGGCGGCCAGACTCTTGTCGAACTTGACGGCGACCTCGGTCGCCACCTCGGCCTCGGAGGCGTAGGTCTTGCCGTCGATGACGACGCTCCGGTTCGCTTTCACGTTCAGGGCCATCGGCGCCTCCTAGAAGGTCAGTTTGAAGTTGGTCACGAACACCTGCCGGCGGTTCTGGTTCGGGTCCTGCCCGATGCTCACCAGGGGGATGTACCGGTGGGCCGCCTTCAGCACGACGGACTCCGGCGGGGTGCCGACCGTGACGGCGGTGTTCCTAACCAGAGCCAGTGCCTCCTCGACCGCCCGCCCCTTCCGCCACCCGGTCGCGTAGTCCGCCGCCCTCACGCGGACCTGGACGGTCGGGTGGACGAGTTCCGCCCCGGCCATCGACCGGTCCTCCCGCACCCCGCCGGTGTCGAACACCGTGACCACGTTGTCCGGGGCGTCCGGCTCGTTGCCGACCTTCACCTGCCACCCGGTCAGGAACCCCGACTGGGCGGACAGGTAAGCGGCGATCACCTGTGCCGGACTGGCGTTCACAGCCGCTCCCCGGTGTACGGGTTGCCGCGGGTGATGTCCTCGCGGACCCCGTCTATCGTCTTGCCCCGCTCGACGTACAGGGTCCGCCGCATGATACTGGCGCAGGTGCCCCGGGTCTCCCGGACCGCCCGCTCCAGGAACTTCGCCCCCCGCGGGGGGTTCCGGTACGCTCGGGTCAGGTCCTCGTGGACGTACACGGCGTAGTACGCCTCGGGGGTGCCGCCGTACACCACGGCGAACCGCGCCCCCATCCCCGGCTTCCCGTTGTCCTCGACCCGGCCCGACCGCATCAGCGCCCCGGTGTCGATGGGGACGTACTGGTAGGACTTCCGCAGGATCACCCCGGCACACTTGGCCAGACCGTCGCGGACCTTGATCGCGTCCAGGGCGGACGTCTTCTGCCCGGCCCGGAGTACGCGGTCAACGCCCGTGATCACCAGTGGCACGCGGCACCTACAGGTAAGCCTGGCGAATGAAGTCCGTCGCCTTGATGGTCGGCAGCTTGTCGAACCGCCGAACCTCCCACGCCTTCTCGTTCTCGAACGGGTTGGTCGTGGAAGCCAGGGAAGACAGGGTCTCCCCCTTCTCCAGCTTCTTCAGCACCCCCAGGAGTTCCACGTCCCGGTCGGTGTACACCACCGCGTTCGACAGCATGGACTCGTTGTTCGGGCCGGCGAACTCCTGAACCCGCTCCTCCCACCGGACCTTGATGACCTTCGGCTCGGCGAACAGCTTGTTGCCGAACTCGTCGGTGTCGGACGTCGGCGCCCAGTACACCGCCCGCATCTTCAGGATCTTCTTGATCAGGCGCACGGCGGGTTCTCCCGGCGCTCCTTGCACGTCATCCCCAGCCACAGCATGTCCAACTTGACCTTCGTCTTGCCGTCCAGCGTGTTGGAGTTCAGGCGGGCGAGGTTCCCCTTGTAGTCCAGGAGCATCGCCTGCTGGCCGAACCGGGTCAGGTTCAGGCCCAGGTCAACGGCGCTCTCGTACTTGATCGAGACGGACCCCGCCTGCTCGTAGGTGCTCTGGGGGTCCATGACCGCGTAAAAGTGGGCGGCCAGCCACCGGGCGATCACGCCCATCGTGTAGTCGGAGTACCCGGAAGCCCCGCACACCTCGGTGACGAGGAGCGAGGCCGCCTCAATCGGCGGGTCGAGGTCCGGCCACAGGTCTTCGTCCACCTGTACGATGCCGGCAACGGCTTCCGGGGTGGTCAACGGCACTTACTTGCCCCCGGTCTGGTTCTTCAGGAAGTTCCGGACCTGCCCGAACTTGAGCGGCTTCTTGTTCAAGCTCTTGGCGGGGTTGTCCTTGTCGGCGACGTTGTAGCCCCCGTCCTCCGTCCGGAACACCACCAGGTCGGCGTCCGCCGCCTCCTTGAACTTGCTGCTCACGTCCGTGCCGTGGTCCGTCTCCTCGCCCTCGTGGGCGTCGTCCGGCTCGGCCTCGTCCCCGGTGCCGCCCGGCTTGTCCTTCTCGGTGAGCAGCTCGTCCATGACGTCGTCGTTGTCGAACGTCTTGTCGTAGTCCCGCGGGTCGTGTGTGACCCCCTCCAGACGCTGGAACTTGTTGGCGAACATCTCGTCCAGCGGGGCGGGGGACGTGACCTTGTCGCCCTTCTTGTAGACCTTGCCATCCTCCTCGGTGTGCTTGCCTTCGAGTACGAGGAAGGTGGCGCCCGTCCCGTCGTTGGCGGGCGGGTCCGCCTTCAGCTTGTCCTTGGCCTTGGCCATGTGGCACCTGTGTGTTTGGGGGTGGGTGGGGACGGGCCGGGCGGGGAGCCGTGCGAACCCCCCGGTGGATATCCGGAGGGGGCACCGAGCGTCCACGGCCCCCGGCCCGTGTTCGGGTTACGGCACGGAGCCGTGGACGATGCCGGTGTTGCCGTTCTGGTCGGCCCGCAGGTGCGGCACCTGGATGGTCATGATCTTGAAGTTCAGCTGCATGCCGCCGTGCGTCTCCCACTGGACCGGGGTGACGGCCATGCCGTTGATCATCCGGATCACGTCGCTGTTCATCTCGACCAGCAGGATTTGCATGCCGGTCAGGTAGTCCAGGGTGCGGATGCCCCGGATGCCCTCGATCCGCCCGATCCGCTCCCGCAGGGTGTTGTCCCCCTTGGCGGCGGAGTAGTCGTCGTCCAGGTAGGCGTCCCACCCTGGCGAGGTGTACACCATGAACGGCCCGTAGTGGAACTCGGCCTGGGCCTGCGCCCGCATGGCCAGAATCTCGCTGACCAGGGTGGCCGGGGTCCACGTCCCCCCGGTCGGGTCGGACAACACCTTGGTCATCCGGGACGGGAAGTTGGTGATCCCGTACACCGTGCCGCCGCCGTAGGTGTAGCTGCTGCTGATGCCCAGCGCCAGCTTCTCCACCTCCTCGGCCACCCGGCGGGCGGCGAGTTCGGCCGTGGTCGTGTCCAGCGGGGTGCCGGCCTGCCGGGACACCGCCACCTCGCGGAGCGAGAAGGACAGGTCCTTGTGGATGATCGGCAGGGGGATGGTCGTCAGGTCGAACGTCGGGCGGTCCCGCTCGCTCTGGCGCAGCCCGTCCATGCTGATCGTCGCCGGGCTGATGTCACCCATGTTCTGGAACTGGATGACCGGCGTGCCCAGGCCGTTTGTGACGTTGTACGTCAGCCCGGCCGCATTCAGGTCGCCGACCAGCCGCAGCCGCTCCTTGACGATCCGCTGGATCGTCTTGTCCAGCAGGATCCACGACCGGTACGGCAGCCCGGTGGCGTTGGCGACCGGCCGCGTCACCTTCTTCCCGCCCTCGTTCACGGTGATGAACGTGCGGGGGTCGCCGTCGATGGTGAACGGGCGCAGGGCGCCGACGTCCATGTTGTGGGCAAGCAGCGTTCCGGCGACACCGCCGTACCCCTGATTGCCGATGATGAAATCGCTCATGTCTCGCTTTCTCTCGTTGGAGGGGTAAGTGGTTAGATCGCCCGGACCCGGATCCGGCCGTCGGCACCACTCGGGGCGACGGTCTCCAGCGACTTGAACAGGACGACCCCGGTGGAGGTCTCCTTCCGCAGCGTGCCGTCACCGTTGCTGCTCAGGATGTCGTCCGGCACGACCGACTGGCCGTCCTTCAGGAGCATGTACAGCACGTCACCGGGCTGCACGATCTTGAACCGGACCAGGTCGCCGCTGACGTAGTTGTCGTCGATGGTCTTGCCGATCAGCCCGTCCTCGATGGCGACTAGCCGCTCGCCGCCCCCGCCCGCGGTCGCGTGGACGACGTAGTTCTGCGAGCTGTTCTGCTTGATCAGGTGGCCGGGCTTGATGGTCCCGGCCGCCCGCCCCTCCTCGTAGCGCGTGCCGAGGTCGCCCTTGAGTACGATAGTTTGAGGATACGCCATATCTCCCTCCGGTTTGAGTTCGGGGTCAGTTAACGTGACTCCAGGCCAAGCCCTTCCTGATCTGATACACGACCATCGTGCTCACCCCGAACTTGCGAGCAATGGCAGTGAACGAGTCCGTCCCGTCGGACACAAGTCGTTTAATCCGGCGGACGTCCTCCTCCGTGAGCTTGGCGTTGTGGTTTGCCACACCTTTCGGCATGTTTCGGATGTCGTGCCGGAACAGACCGGTGGAGATGGCGTGTTCTACGTTTTCGAGGCGGGTCATCCACGTCAGGTTGGAGGCCCGGTTGTCGGAGGTTTTACCATTCTCGTGATTCACCTCCGGCTTGCTGTCCGGGTTGGGGATGAAAGCTAGTGCGACCAGTCTATGCACCTGGTGCATCCGTCCTTTGCCATCCCGCCACAGACTCACCACCTTGTAAATCTTGCCTGACGGACTTACCAAGTCACCCGGCTTCAGAACAACCCCGGTCCGAACCTGCACCCGCCCGTCCTTCATGTGGACGACCCGGGTCACAGACTTCACCCGACCAGCGTCGGAAACCTTGTACAGATTCCGGTAGCCCGGAACCCATCGCCAGGTTTCTTTCGTGTTCGGGTAGGACATGGGTTCCTCCGCTGGGTGGTGGTGGGGTTAGTTGGCGGCCGGGGTGGAGTAGTCGATGACCGGCGCCTCCAGGGTCGGGATATCGATCCCGGCGTTGGCGACCGGGGCGGCCGTCGCCTGCCCGAAGAACAGCGGGGCCGGGACCGTCGGGGCCGGGGCCGCCTGCGGGATCAGGGCGGCAATGGCCCGGAGGTCCGGGATCTCCTTCGCCGCGAGCTGGTCCTTGGTGAACAGGTTGCCCTTGGCGTTGACGATCACCTCGATCAGCTTGACCTTCTCCCCATTGTACACGGCGGTCATCTCGCTCAGCATCGCCCGGGTGGTCGGGTTGGCGTTCGCCACCAGCTCGTCCCACGTCATCTGCTTCGCCGGCTCGGCCGGCTTGCCGGCGTTCGCCACCACCGGCTCCGGCGCCGGGGTCGGGGCGGGGGTCTGGACCGGCGCCGGGACCACCGGCGGGGTCGCGTTGCCGGTCGGGGCCGGCGGGGTCTTCAGCGACTTGACCAGCCGGTCCAGCCGCTCGTCCGACCAGCTCATCAGGTCGGTGCGGTCGGCCTCCACCCACACGGTGCCGGCCGTGTTGATCAGAAGGTCAACCTTCGCCTTCTTGTCCATGATCCGAACCTCCAGGTTGGAAACGAACTCCCCGGAGGCGTTCCCGACCAGGGAGCCGTCCGCCGTCCGGTACTGAACCACCTTCGACACCGCCACCGGCTTCCCGGTCAGGGAAACTTGGCCGTTCGCGTCCAGCGAATAGTCCTGCTTGTACAGCCCGTCCTGGGACCGGTAGATGGCGAACGAGTCGTACACGTCCACCACGTACCCGTCCCAGTAGTACCCGGGCTTGGACATCATGTCGCTGATTGCACACCGGACGGCACTCGTCCGCTCGTCCAGGGACAGCCCGTTGCCGATTGGGGTCAGCTTGTCCTTGTTCGCCAGCAGCCCGGCCCCGTCGGCGACGCTGCACGCCCCGACCTGGTCCGGGAGGACGGCCAGGTGGTCCGGCTTCAGCCGCCGGGCGACCTGTTTGTACTCGCGGGAGTTGAACACCCCGGTCTTCGCCTTCCGGGGGACGAACACCCCGGTGCTGACCTCGACCTTCTCGTTCGCCGTCAACTTGTCGATGATCCGGGGGTCGATCTTGTTCGTCCGCTCGACGTCCAGCCAGGCCTCGGTTTTCAGCTTGGCCCCGTCCGGGTCGAACGAGGTGTTCAGGAGCAGGCCGATCTTCTGGCTGTTCAGCACCATCTGGTCCCGGGCGCTGACGTTCTTGCCGTTCTCCTCCGGGTGGTACACCACCACCGGCATGTGGTTCCACGAGCCGGGGTCTTCGGCGAGTACCGCCTTCGGGTAGTAGATCGGCCCGTCGCTGCCGTTGAACACCCCCTCGGTCAGCATGACGGCGGGGACGACGAGGTGATCCCGGCCCTCCAGCACGTCGTGCCGGAAGCCGGGTCCGCCCACGTTGAACGTCAGTCGTTCCATTGCCGGCCCCTTAACACTTCCTACCTGATTAACCCGACAAAGGCACTTAGGCAAGACTAAAGGCGGGTTTGTCTTGCCCCGCCTTTAGTCTGTTGTACCTACTAACCCACTGAAGCACCATCCGGTGGACAGCACTGAGCTTCCAGCTCGTTGAGGGCGCTGGCGACGTCCGCCGGCAGCGGACCGGCCAAGCCGAGCGGGGCGGCGCCGAACTTGACGGTCCCCCCTGGGACCATGCCGATCTTCGCCCACAGTTGGGCGATCAGGGCTTCGACCTGGACCCAGTCCCCGGCCCGGATGGCGCTGATGGCGTCCCGGACCAGCGGAAGCAGGGCCGCGTACTTCCCGAACGCCCGGAGCAGGTCGAGGATGAGCTTTGCGTTACCGAACACGTTTTGTCCCCCTTGTGGCGTGGTGTGAGTTACCGGCGGAATATTCGCTGAAACAGACCCGGTCGCTGGTACTCGACGGCCCCGCCGCCGGAGGTCGAGCACTGGCCGTTGACACACGTCACCGTCTGGCCGCCCGAGGTCATGTAGACCACCGGGTCCGCGGACCCGACCGTGTACGAAACCGACGGGGTGGCGAAAGTCGTCGGGCAGCCGAACGACTGGGTCGGCACGTTGGTCACGGTCGTGGCGAACGGGGACACGACCGGCCCGGCGACGGTCTGGACCGGCTTAGCCAACCGCTCCAGTTCCGCCACCTTCTTCTCCAACGCCGCCACCCGCTGGTCGAGCGGGAGAGGGTCGCCGAAGTCCCCGGCCCGGCACACGGCCGAGCCGGCCCCGATGATCGCCGCGATGCACAGGTACTTGACCATAACTGTCTCCTGGGGAAAGGCCGGGGGTCCGCACACCCCCGGCCCGAGGGCGACGGCTTACTTCTTCTTGGCCTGGGTCTGCTCGGTGCTCAGCCCCTCCAGGCTGGTGGCGATGGCGTCCAGTTGGCTCTGGACGTCGGCCACTTCTTGCTGGGTCATCGACTGGCTGATCTGGTCCTTGAGGGACTGGATCTTCTGGGCCGCCGCGGCCACCCCGGCGTTCAGCCGGGCGATGGTGTCCGTCAGCTCTTGCGGGACAACCCCGACCTTGTTCGCGTCCGCCATCACTTCCCTCCGACCTTAGGTTTCGGGCGAGTTTGTGAGCTGGTCCCGCCCACGGCGTCCAGCTTGTCCGCGACGTCCGCCAACTGGCGCGTCACCTGTTGCGTCTCGGCGGAGGTCATCCCGTCGAGCTGGGCGAGAATACGGTCTACCTTGGCCTCGATGTCGTCCAACCGCTTACCGAGGCAGTACGGGTAGCACCCTCCACACATTGACGCCTCCCGTTACTGGTTGACGGGGAGGACGTTCCCCTCATCCACGACACTGCGGACTGCCCACCAGCCGCCGATGTCGTGACTCTGGTAGACCCGCTCGGGGAAGACGGCCAGTCCCTTGACCCCCCACTGCTGGGTCCAACTGTTCTTGTGCCGAACGCCGAACTCGATGTTCCCGCCGGTCCCTCGGTACGCCGCCTTGTACCCGTGGACGGCGTGCCCACCGCGGCCGCCCCGGGCCGGCGGCAGCCACCCGTCTTTGTCCAGGTTGGTGTAGCTGTCGTACCACCAGATCCCACTGACCATGCTGAACCCGCTCAGGACGGCGGACATGATGTGGTCGAACGTCGGGCACAGGTAGGCTTCGAGCACCCGGTAGTTCTTCCGGTCGTCCTCCGCCCCGCTGGCCGTCCGCTGCCAGTTCAGGTACGGGCAGACGGCGGTCTTCGCCACCCCCTCCTGCATGGCGGCGGCGATCCCGTCCTCCAGCGTCGAGCCGTTGTCCGACCCGCCACAGATCCGATGGTACAGGTCGCCGGCGGACAGATTGACGTACCCGAGTCCCTGCATCGCCCGCTGCATCTCCATCGCCGAGACGGTGGCGCTGGCGTTGCACATCCCGATCCCGTCCTGGTCGTAGACGGGCGGCAGGTACGGGTTGGACCAGTCGTTGCCGACCGCGTCGATGCGGGCGATCCACTCGGTCCGGGGGATGATGGGGGTGTTCGGCACCTGGCCGTACACCGGGATCGCCCCGAGCCGGGGCTTGCTCGGGTTGTTCCCGAGCCGCCGCTTGCTGCCGTCCGGAAGGACGATTTCGTCGATCACCTGGTTGCTCACGTTACCCCCCGTACTGAGACATCAGGTTGAGAAGTTCGGTCATCGTCTTCGGCAGGTCGGTCTGCTTCAGAATGACCCGCTTGCCGTTGTTGTAGCCGACCAGGAACACCTGCGGGTACGCCTTGTTCTTGGACAGGTCTAGGAACTCGACGAGGTCCGCCGGCGGGCGGCCGTCCGGCCCGACCACGTCCTTGTCCGCCGTCCGGAACTTGATGTTCTTCTGCGTCCGCCGGGCGACGAACGCCGGGTCGTTCAGGAACGTGTTCCGGGCCGTCTGGGCGGCGTCCGTCTCCTCGATAAACACGATCCCGCTCATCGGCACGCTGGGGGCCGGCGGCGGCGTCGGCCCCGGGTTCGGGGGCGGCTGGGGGCCGGGCGGGACCGGCGTCGGCCCCGGGCTGGGGGCCGGCCCGCCCCCGTCCATGTCCAGCAGCTTGCGGGCGACCTGACTCTCGTTGGTCGCCCCGACCGGGATGACGAGCACCTCCACCCGCCCGGACACGCCGGGGACCGGGTCGATCTGATAGACCCACTTCCCCTTGTACGTCCGGGTGCTGACGTTGGCGTTGTCGATGAACCGGCCCTTCATTTTGAGAGGGCCGGCCTCCTTGGTCACGGTGGCGATCCCGGGCGGGCTGACCAGGACCAGGCAGTCCTTCGGCACGTCGAACACGTACAGGACGTTGGCCCCGACCTTCGGCACGTTGGTCGGGGCGAGCGCCTGCCCGCAGTCCGGAAGGACGATTGCGTCGCTGATCGGGTTGACCACCGGCCCGGCCGGCTCCTGGCCGACCAGGAACGGCGATGCCGCCAGGAACAGAGTTAGAAACGTCGCCTTCATCGGTCCCCCTTGTACAGTCCGGTGAACTCCGCTTTGGTGGACAGCTCGTACCTGTCCGCCCGCGGATACAGCTTCACCCGGCACCGGTTGTTGAACAGCCAACAGGCCAGGTGGTCGAACGAGGTCTCGGAGCACCCGTCCACGGTTATTTCGCTGTCCTTGTACCGGAGGGCGAGCTGGTAGAACCGGTCGTTCCCGTCCAGGCACACGTCAACCAGCCCGTCGCTCCGTCCGGGGACGAAATTGATGCTGTTGACGACCCCCTCGACCGTCACCTCGAACGACTCGGCGGCCATTACAACCTCCCTGTCAAGAGCAGGATCAGCAGGACGATCACCACCAGGCCGATGCCGCCGGACGGGTAATACCCCCACGACCGGGAGTACGGGTAGGCCGGGAGTGCCCCGACCAGCATGAGGATCAGAAGGATCAGCAGGATCGTGTAAAGCACGGCACACCTCGGTTCGGGCGACTACCAGGACTTCCGGCGCTCCGGCCCCACGTACACGGTCGGCCTCGGGCGAATCCTAACCCGGCTCCACACCGCCACCAGGCAGACCCCGAACATGATACCGACCAGGATGCAGGACGTAATCACCGCCCGGAACAAAAGCGTCTCCCGCTGGATCCGCTCCAGCAGCAGCCGGTCCTCCTCGGCGGTACAGTCGTCCAGGTCCGCCCGGATGGCCCGGATGGCCCGCTCGCCCCTCCCCGTGTCCACCATCTTGTAGGCGTCGTCCTTCATCTTCGTCCGCACCTGGCCGACGGTCCACCCCAGCTCGTCCAGCAGGTCGTCGATGCTGACCTTCATCGCCGCCAGGCGCTCCTGCTGGACCCGGTTGTCGGCGGTGAGATCGACCAGGTGGGCGTGCCGGGTCAGGATGCTCTCCCGGCCGGACTCGTAAGGCTCCTTGTACTCCGCCCGGCCGGTGATCAGATAGCCGCGCTGCCCCCGCTGGGTGTCCGCCACGTCCCTCGACAGGAGTGCCAACTCGCGGCGGACCTGGACCGTGTGGTTCGACCACCCCTCGGAGTCGGCGTATGCCCGCATGAGCGCCCACCCGGTGAAAGTAGCCAGCAGGGCGACCGCGAGCATGACGGACTCTATCCTCTTGGGACTGGAAAACGGCATGGGCGGTTACTCCTTTCGGGTGGCGTTCAGCCTCATCGTCTGAACGAGGGTTCGGATCTCACCGAGCAGCTGGCGGGTCTCGACCCGGTCCGTCCGGATCTCGGTCGTCAGCGCCCGGAGCTCGCTGTTGGCGGCGTCGCGGTCCCGGGACCGCTCCTCCCGGTCCTTCTGCCGCTCGACCCGCTCGTAGTCCAGCATGGCTTTCTGGGTCTGGGTCCAGTTCTGGAAGATCAGGAAGAACATGCCGCACACGAAAGCGACGGCGGTGACGTTCCCGACCACCCGCCAGATCCCGCTCAGGCCCATGCTGCCGGACTCGATCAGGGTACGGGCGGTGGCCACGGACGCGCTGGTCGCCGCGGCCGCCGCGGTAGAGGCCAGCGGTCGCATAACAGCGCTACCGTCCTTCGGCGGCTGGTTGAGCTCGACCACCGGCCCGTCCGGGATCTCGCTAGAGGGCAACAGTTTGCTCTGGTTCGACATATGGCACGCTCCGCGGTTAGGGCTTGACCGTCCCGGACAGGACCAGGATGCCGACCGCCAGGGGCCGGGGGCCGTCGTCCGCCCACACCTCCCACCGGACCGTGCCCGGCCCGAGTGCGGCGGTGTCCCGGACCGGCAGGACGTACTCGATCATGTTATCAGGGGACACCTGGCAGATGCGTTCGCTTCCATCCTCGGTATCGGTTTCTAGGTAGAAGCGGGTAACGTCCGACACCACCGGGTACGTGTCGAACGGCCGGAGGACGACCTTGACCGGCTGGCCGGCCTTCGCCCGGACCACCTGGTTCCGCGTGTCCTTCTGGTAGTCCGGGGACCAGTACCCGAGCAGGTCACTGGTCCCGGGACCGGTGTTGTCGGTGCTGAACGCGAGCACCTGTCCGTCGAACCCGATCAGCTCAGGCACCTCACACCCCCTTCCGGCATGAGCAGCTATTAAGCGCCCTAGATCACTACCGCCCGCCCCGCCCCCGGCCGCCGCCGGCCGCGAACCCCAGGTCGGACACCAGCCGGGCCACGGCCATGTCCCACGGGTTCGTGTAGTACGGCTGGAGGTGGTCGGAGGCGCCCTGGTAGAACAGCAGGTCGACCGCCCCCTCCCGGTAGTGGGCGGCGGTGGCGACGTGATAGCGGTCGAACCGGGCCGGGTCGCCGGACGCCTCCAGCAGCCACCCGGTCGGCAGCGGTGTGTACGGGCCGGCCACTGCCCCGCTGCACGCCACCCCGATCCGGAACGGGTAGGTGGTGGTGGTGGCCCCGCCCGTCTCGTAGATCAGCCAGTACAGCCCGGCCTCGTAGTACCACTGGTGCCACTCGGCGTAGTACGGCGACCGGGTGAGCACGTCCCCGACGGCCGTGTACTTCGTCCAGGACACGAGGTCGGGGCTGGTGGCCAGCCGGTAGCCGGGCAGGACCGAGCCGCCGTTCCGGTAGCCGTACATCAGCCAGTACGTGCCGTTGACCAGCAGCGGCGGGCCGCCCGGCCCGTCCGTCAGCACCGCCGGCTCGCTCACGTGGTCGCCGTCGTTCCGGCCGTTGCCGGTCGGGGTGAGGAGCGGGTTGCTGGCGTGCTTGGTGAACGACCCGGGCAGCCCGGTGGCGGAGGTCGTCAGCCCGATGGACGTGCCCGACCCGGGCACCCCGCCGGTGTAGTACAGGGAGACCGTCCCATCCTTGACGAACCCGGTGCCGAGCCGCGCCCCGCCGTGGTCCCACGCCCCGGTCCCGCCCTCCGGGACCGCCAGCCCCAGGTACGTGTACCCGCTGGGACTCTCCACCAGCGCCGGGTCCACCTGGAACACCCCGCCCTGGCCGGTCCCGGAGCCGAGCGGGGCGCCCATGACCGACAGGTACAGCAGCCGCTTGCTGGCGTCCCCCGGCTTGACGCAGTACAGGGCCGGGTCGTACAGCTGGGAGCTGTAGTCCGCGGCCCCGCCGTGGTCGATGACGGTGCCGGCCGGGCGGACGGCCGGGCGGTCGCGGCGGAGGACGGTCACGCCCACACCCCCCCGCTGATCTTGTAGGCGTTGAACGTGCAGGAGCTGGTCGCGTACTCGGTCACGGTCAGCCGGTTGAACCCGGCCCGGCCCACCTGGACGAACCCCGGGTTGGCCCGCACGTACCCACTCGACTGGTTGAGCGCGGCCCCGTTCCCCTCAGCCGCCACGTTGTTCAGGCTCAGGGTGGCGATGGATGTCGCTCCACCGGGGGCGTTGAACTCGATCCACCCGCTGCTCGCCACCACCCCGACCTCGCCGGCCACCCACTCGACACAGTGGACGTTAGTGGCCCCGTTCCACTCGCGGAACGCGGCCGTGCCGTAGCTGTGGGACGTGTTGTTGTAGGCGTACAGGGTGCGGTACACCTGGTTGGCCGCGTTCCAGATGAACTGTTTGGCCTGGCTGTCCTCGGTGGTCGTGGTGCTGGTGGTGCGGATCGTCCCCACCCAGCGGCGAGTCAACGCCCCGGACTTGACCGCCACCCCGTCTTGGGTGGTCAGGGCGTCGGTCCGGGCGCTGTCGCTCGCCCACGCCGCGGACAGTTCCAGGGCCACCGCGCTGCCCGTGTAGTAGGCGAACACGTCATAGTTCTTGCCGCTCGTCAGCCCGGACAGGGCGAGCGAGACCTCGCCCGTCGTCCGGTCCTGCCACGCCGACCCGTCGTACAGGCTGACGTGGGTGCCCTTGTACGGGGTCAGGTACAGGGTGCTCTGGCTGGTCCGGTCGCTGGTGCTGACCGCGACCCCGCTCTCGGTCGTCAGCCGGTGGTCGATCTGGGACGGCTGGACGGTCCCGCCCCCGCCGCCGGTGCCGTTGCTGACACTGGTGATCCGCCCCTTGGCGTCCACCGTGACGGTCGGGTTCGTGTACGTGCCGGCCGTCGCCCCGGACGCGGCCAGGACCGGGTTCGGGTAGGTGCCGGTCAGGTCGCCGCCGGCCGACCCGGACGGGGTGCGGCTGTCGGTCAGTCTGGTGTCGCTCCCCTTCACCACCTCCCCGGCCGCCGCATTCCCGGAACTCGGGACGTTCAGGGCCGCCGCCGTCCCCAGGGTCGGCCTGCCCGACAGGTCGGAGTACGCCCCGGTGGTGGCGACCGTCGCAAGTCCTAACGCGGCGATCAAGGCCGCCGCGTCGGCGCAGGCGATCACGGTCCGCCCGAAGGCCGTGAGGTCGCAGGTGGTGAACGTGTCCGCCCCGGTCGCGTAGATCAGCTTGTTCGCGGCGACCGTAATTCCGGCGAGGGCGGTCAGGGTGGCGTCGGCCGGCTGGGCGCCCACGTCGGCCGCGGCAAGGACCACCACCCCGGACTGGCCGTTGACGCTCGTCACCCCGCCGGACGGGGCTTGCAGCCAGGTCCAGTGGGAGAGCTGGGTCGGGTCGGTGCCGGACAGGATGTACGTCTTGCCCTCGTCCGTGCGGACCGCCACGTCCCCGGTCTCGGCGGGCAGGGCGAGCATCGCCGCCTGGCTGGCGACGACGGACGTGCTGGTGATCGCCAGAGCGGGTAGGTAGGCGGTCGGCAAGACCCCGCCGACCAGCAGCGGGACGTTCGCCGACAGCCGGCTGTCGGACAGGGTGCCGGACAGGTCGGCGGCGTCGCCGCTGAACGACACGGCGGCCAGCCCGGACGTCGGGGTGTAGACGGCGAGGGCGGCCGCCAGCTCGGCCGCGGTCGTGTACTGCGGGTGGGGGTCGGACGCGGCGGTGTGGGCGGACAGCAGCCCGGCCGCCGTCCCGGTCGCGTCGTAAGCCAGAGCCGGGATGTCGGCCGCGACCAGCGACCGGAACGCCGGGGTGGCGGCACTGCCGGTCGTCGGACCGGCGAACACCGTGTTCGCCGACCGGGTCGGCAGGGACAGGGTGATGACCCCGCTCCCCGTCACCGGGGTTCCGGACACCCCGAGCAGGGCCGAGGGGACGGCAACGCCGACGGACGTGACCGTCCCCGACCCCGGCGTCCCGGACCCGCCGACGGTGGCCGGGTCCACCCGGGCGGTGGACCCGTCGGCCGGGTTGACGGCGAGCAGCCCGGCCCCCGGGGCCAGGTCCGCCAGGTCGATAAGGACGTCACCGGCCCCGGACTGGCGGATCAGCCGCTCCAGCAACTGGACCGCCCGCACCCAGACGAGCCTGTCCACGTTGCCGACTGGGACCACGTCGTCCGCGGTCGCCCCGGTCCAGTCCACCGGGGTGGCGGTGCGTCCGTCGTTGAGCGACTGTGCCATGTCCGTCCTCCGGGACCGGTTCGGTTAACGACGGAACCGGTGGAACAGCCCCCGCCGCTGCGGGGCGACGGCCGGTTCGCAGCCGCACCCCCCCGAGGCCGCCGGGGCGTAGGCGGGCATCGGCTGCGGCGACTGCGACTGCGGAGCGAACCCGACGGTCGGCGGGGCGTGGCCCGGAACCGCGTGGTGCGGGACGACGGGGCCGGCAGCGAACGGCTGGACGGGCGCCGCCTTCGCCTTCCCCCCGACCCGGCTAGTCGTCACCGAGGCCGGCCAGGTGAGCGCCTGCATCCCGAACCAGGTGTAGGCCCGGCCGACCGCACTGCCGTCCGGCTGGAGCACGTCCACCGTGGCGTAGTACGTATAGTTCGGGACCGCCAGAACCTCGGCCGTGTTTGCCGCCACGTTCCAGCGGACCGGCTGGAGGGAGTAGGAGGTGAACATCGACCCGCCGCTGGTGTTCGTGTACCAGCCGCCCGCGTTGCCCCCCGCCCACTTCCCGTCGGCGCTGATCGCGTACCCGGCCGGGTTGGTCAGGTTCGGGGGGTCGGCCAACATGACCGGAGAGCCGTTCGCCGGCTTGACCGCCGCGTGCTGGCCGGCCGCGTCGTACCCGATCCCCACCTGCGTCCCGTCCGCCGCCGCGTTGTACGGGTAGAACTGTGCCGGACCGGACGCCGCCGTCAGTCCGACCACCACCGCCGCTAACAGACCTCGCATCTCCATCCCCCTGCTGAAAAGGTAACGGGCGATCACTCCGGCCGCACCGAGTCCGCCACGGTCAGCCTGCCCGTGGCTATCGGAGCGTCTGCGTCCAGGTCCCACAGCTCCAGGTCGTACCGGCCGGCCGACAGCCCGGCCAGTTGTGAGTCGTCGATGGCGACCAGCACCGTCCCGTCGGCCAGCACCCGGAACTGCGTCGGGTCGTCCTCCGTCGTCAGCTCGACCTGCCCCGCGTCCCCGGCCCACAGGCCGAGCCGGGCGGTCTCCGGGTTCGGGTAGCCGTCCTTCAGCGGGGGGAATGCCAGGACGGCCGACTGGCCGGCCAGCACCCTTCCCGTGCCTTTCTGGGCACCGGACGGCAGGCCGGGCGCCCACTTGAACGTCCCGGACGCAGCGGATACCGAGTCGGCGTCCGTCTCCCCCCACCCGAACACGGCACCGTTGAAGCTGAACACGGTCGGCATCGCTAGAAGTCCTCCAGGTTCAGCTCGGCCAATCGCTTCATTGCGACTAGTCTGCGCTCCAACCGCTCACGACCGTCGTCCACCTCACCTTGCGTCGGGGCGGCCCCCAGGTGGACCGAGTTCATCCCCGGGTTCCGGGTCAGCCGGACCTTCCCCTCCAGTACCGGGACCGGGCCGGACAAGACGGTGAGCCGGGCGTCGTCCACGTTGTCCTTGTCCGGGAGGGCAGCGAACTTGTTGGACCCGCCGGCGGTCGGGCGGCAGTTGTCCATCACGAACTCGCCCGAAGCGTAAGCACCGCCGTTCTTGTACGGCGACCAGACCTGTAGGTTGCTCCACCCGTCCGGCTGGCCGTAAATCTCCAGCCACACGTTCTCCAACTTGCCGCCCCGCAGCCCGTAGGCCGACACGAACGCCCCGACCGTGTTCCGGTACGGGATGGGGTCCACGCCCGGCATGAACGCCCCCCACCCCTGGAGGGTGACGGACTGAACCAGCACGTTCTGGCACCCCTCCAGCATCAGGTCGGGGCCGGGCCGGTTGTCCTGGCCGTTGGTCACGCACACGTCCCGGACGATCATGCAGCTGGTGGCGTGCGGCTCGGCCGACTTCCGGTCGTACACCCACCGCAGCCCGCCGCCCCCGAACACCACATTGTCGAACACCGGGGCGAAACAGTACCCGGTGGACATGTCCACCCCGTACCGACCGAACACGAACACCCCGCAGTTGGCCATCCGGAACTTCGCAAGCTGGATCGCCTTGCCGTCGTCGCTCAGCCCGGAGCAGCCGATGACCGTTCCGGACAGGGCGGGGAAGTCGGTGATGGCGAACGACCCGCCCGTCCAGTCCTTGCCCGGGACGTTCTTGAACCCGAAGACCCGGCCGTACCCGACGGCCGCCAGCCGGGCGTTCCCGCGGCCGCAGAACGTCACCTGGCGGTGCGTCGGCACCTTCACCGCCCCGGCCGGGAACCAGTGCAGCCCATCCCCGAACTCCACCCGGAGCGGGTCGTCCCCCCTGTTCAGCAGTGCCTGGAGCTGGGAGGCGTTGTCCTCCGGCTTCTTCTGGGCGGTGACGGTCCAGCCGGCCATGACTCCCCCTTACAACACCAGGTCCAGGGCGGCGACGTGCCGCTCCACCCGGGCGTCGATCTCGCTCTGGGCGATCTGGCCGTCCGTGGACGACCCCCAGTGGACCCCGTCCCCGGTCACACTGTTCGGCGTCAGTCCGTCCTCGTCCGACCCCTGCCGGGCGTGGGTGTTGCCGGCGATCACGTTCCGCTGGGCGGTCTGGATGCCGGCCACGTTCGCCGAGTAGCTGGCCGTCGTCTCCGGCATGACCACGACCGCTGTCGGGCACCCCAGATCGGCGAAGTAGGCGTTGACTATGGCGTTCAGGTTGGTCTCGTAGGCGCTGGTCCCGATCCCGAACGCCGCGTCGTTGTGCCCCTGGTCCCACCAGACGAGGTCCGCCCCGCCGGCCATCTCCGCGAGGCGGAGGGACTGGCCGTAGAGTGTCGTGTCGTCGTGGTGATTGGTCGCCGGCAGCCAGGCGGTGGACCCGGACCCGGACTGGCTGGCGATCACGACCGCGACCGGCACCCCCAGCCGGGCCGACTCGCGGGCGGCGATCCTGGCCCACGACGAGTACCCGGCCGACAGGCTCGACACGTCCTGGTAGTCCTGGTAGCTCGGGGTGATCTCCATCGTCCCGGCCTGTCGCCACCGGCGGGACTGGTCCAGGTACAGGACGTGCCCGTCCGCCCCGTCATACCGCTGCGGGTAGACGGACACGTTCGGAGCGAGGGACTGACCGCAGACGAGGACGACCGGTCCGACGTTCACCCGCACGACCGTCCGGACCGACGGCTGACCGGCGAAGAACAGCTCTATCGTGTTCCGGCCGGCCGGGACGCTGTTGACCGTAAACGAAAACGTCCGCCCGCTCGGGCTGCCGACCCCCGTCACCGGGGCCGCCCCGTTCAGGCTGTACTTGATGGCCCCGCCCGACGCCGGTAGGGTGTACACCCCTTCTATCGTCACGTTCGCCGTCGGCGACCCGGACCCGCCCCAGCGGACGTGCCCGTGGCCGCCCTGGAAGTTCGTCACCTGGAGGACTGGGCCGGGGAGGCGGACCGTCTCGTACCCGCCGGCCTGGAGGAACAGGGCGAGTTCGGTCGCCGACAGCTTGCCCCGGCCGGCGTGGGAGTGGTAGACCTTGCCGTCGAACGCCGCGTCGTAATCGTTCGTCCCACTCCCGCTCCAGCCGGCCCCGACCGTCACCGCGTTCGTCGGCTCGGCGTTGGTGATCGACCAGTTCGGCCCGGAATAGGCTTGCGTCACCTGCGTCCGGGTGTTGACGTTCAGCCGCATGAGCTGGGCGTCCCGGTCCCACTGGACGACTCCCCGCAGCTCGTCCCCGGCCGACAGCCCGGCCACGTCCGTGAGACTCTGAACGGTCACACTGGCGGGGACGGTCATCATGTCGAACCGGACGCTGCCGGCGCTCGTCAGCACCGCCCGCCAGGTGCGGCCGGCCTGCGCCCACTGGCCGATCAGGTGGGCGTCACCGCTGACCGGGAGGGTGTCGATCTTGACGTGGAACTCGGCGAAGAAACTCCCGCGGGCCGGCCACCCGCCGAACTTGCCGTAGGTAGCGCGACCGACCTTCAGGGCGGCCCCGCCGCTCACGTCCGCCCCCGGCCCGCTGCCGTTCGCCGCCGGGGCGGCCACCCCGACCGTCCCGACGGTGGCGGCGATGGACGACAGCGGCTTCCGGTTCCGACGGGACTTCGACCCGACCGCCCCGCCGAACGCGGACATGAACGTCACCCGGTCGTTCAGCCGGGCCGCCGCCTGGAACCGCCGCTTGAACTCGTTCACCACCCGCGTCCGCTGGGCGCTAGACAGGTTGTACGGGAAGGCGGCCAGGGCGACGTTGTGTCCGGAGCTGATCGCCCCCGTGTTGCTCGTGTTCCGGCGACGCAACCCCCACCCCATGCAGTCCGGGTTGAACGCCGCCCCGGCGGACGTGAGCAGGCCCGTCCCGTCCTGCTTGAGCAGCCAAAAGTTGGTCCCGTCCCGGCCGAACGCGAACACCACCGGGCCGGGACCGGGATCGGCGATGTTGCTGTCGTCGTTGAACGACGACCACCCCCCGGACACGCTACCGCCGAACCGGTGGGTGATGTTGCTACCGGTCAGCCCGCCGGTGTCGTTCCGCCGCATGGTCAGGTAGATATAGTCGTCGTTCCCGGCCTGTCCGGCCGACCACTGTATCTGGGTGGCGTCCCCGGCCGCGTCCCGGGACATGCACAGGACGACCGTCCACTTGCTGTTGAGCACCCCGGACAGCCCCTCCGCCGTCAGGGTGGTGTTGGCCGGGTCGGTCCGAACGGCCGGGAGGCCGGTGTCGGTGAAGTCCACCGTCACCTTCCCGGGGCTGGTGATCGTGTTCGTCAGGTGCCGCCGGTTGCGGGACGAGTCCAGCCACCCGCCCACGTCGTTGTCCTGGTACGGGAAGCTCTGGGTCGGGTTCTGGCTGCTGGTCAGGGTGGCCAAGGTGGAGGACGTGTACCAGAGACCGATGTCCGGCCAGAACAGCATGGCCGGGTCGAGGTCGAGCAGGTCGTCCCCGCCCAGGGTCTTGATCCGGCTGTACGCCGCGTCCCCCCGGACGCGGCGGAGGGTGCCGGACGAGTCGGACACGAGGACCAGGTCGTCCGCCTGGAGGTCCGCCCCGGTGTCGAGGAACTGGTCGGCCAGGGCCAGGTCGAGGGCCGGGTCGGGGCGGAGGACAGCGGTGCTGGTGACGGCCGCCGCCGCCGCGTCGGCGTAGGCCGTCGTCGCCAACTTGGTCGAGTTGTCGGCCGGGGACTGGGTCGGGGCCGTGGGGGTGCCGGTGAACGCCGGGGACGCCGTGTTGGCCTTGGCCGCTATCGCCGCCGCCAGGGTCACGTCGTTGTCCTGGAGGTCGGAGATGTCCGTCCCGAGGGTGTCGAACACCCCCTGGAGGTCGCTCTGATCGTTGATCGTCCCGGTGATCGACCCCCAGACGCCACCCCCGCCCCCGACCTCCGACGGGTCGAGGAGGTACGCCTTACCGGTCTCGGGGTCGAGCATGAGGACGCCCGACCCCTCCGGCATCCCGGACAGCGGCTGGTTCGCCGGGGTGCCCCCCGACCCGATCAGGAGGTGCTTGAGAAACGTCGCCACCTTGGCCCACGCCCCGCTGGGAGCGCGGCCGATGGGGACGAGGTCGTCCCCCTGGGCCTGTTCCGGCTCCAGGGGGACGGCGGTCCGGCCGTCGTTGAAACTGTTAGCCACGGCTCACTCCGGGACTTACGCGAAGGTGACGATCTTGGCGTCGGTCGTGCCGTCCGGCAGGGTGGCGTGGACGTAGAACGACTTGGCGGTGGACTCGGTCAGGGTCAGCTGGAACCGGCCCGAGCTGTCGGTCCGCACCTTCAGGAGCTTACCGGCGACGACGGCCGCCAGGATCTTCCCGTAGCTGCCGATGGCGACCCCGCCGGACGGGGCGGACGCGGCGACGTCGGCCCCGGTCGCGGTGTCCGAGATCAGCACGTCTAGGGAGACGTACCCCAGCGCCTGACCCCCCGGCCCCTTGACGGTGCCGGTGATCGAGATCGCGTTGCTGGACTCGGTCCCGACCGACCAGGTGACGGCCGTCGGCCCTACGGCGTAGGGGGACCGCTTGCGGGGGACGAGGTTGACGCCCATGAAGGTCTCTCCGGGTCAGGGGTCAGGCGGCCGCGGCCGCCCCGGGGGAGGTCGGCTTCCGCTTCGCTTTCGCCTGGGCCTTCATGGCCGCCCGGTCCTGGGTGGCGATCTTCGCGTCCTGCTTCATCTGCTTGTCGGCCATCTCCTGCTGCATGTCCATCTCGGCCTGCTTCTGGGCGGCCGGGTCGGGCGTCTGGCGGGTCTCCGGGGTCAGCTTGTCCGCCCCCCGGAACACCGCGTCAGCCTCCTTCTGGGTCAGGCCGAGGACCAGGGTCAGGTACTCCCGGGCCGGGAACACCGACTCCACGTTCCCGGCCACGTAGGCCATCAGCGCCTGCGACCGCTTCAGCGCCACGTCCGCCTTGTCCTTGTCGCTCAGCCCGTTCAGGTCGGTCCAGGCGATGACGAACTTCTCCGGCTTCGGCAGCACCCCCACGTCGATCAGCCGCTGGACGTAGGGGCGGACGACCATCGGGTTCAGGTAGAGGCGCTGGCGCCGGGCGACCCGCTTGTTCCAGGTGGTGATGTCCTGGGTGCTGGCGAGGTGGGCAGCCTCACTCCCGACGAACACCCGGTACGGCATGGCCAGGGCGGTGGCGATCTGGCTGATGTGCTGGATCAGGAACTCGGTCGGGGCGACCAGGGTCGGGGCGATGGGTTTGGCCGTCATCCCGATCAGCGCGATGTACCGGCTCAGCCCGGCCTCGTACTTGGCAAGTTCCTGCTTGAACTTCTTCTCCGCCTCGTCGTCCAGCAGGTCGGCGTTGACCAGCGCCTCCGGCAGCGCCTCGAAGCTGATGCCGGGGAACGCCCCCTTGTAGTACATCTCGGCGGACCCGGACAGGATCTTGTCCGTGTCCAGGAGCCGCTTGAGGACCGGCTGCATCCGCGGCGTGCCGAACACCTCGGACGTGTTGTCGGCCAGGTGGAGCACCCGGGTCCAGTGGACGTCCACCCACCGGGAGGGCGGCGGGTCGTTTCCGGTGGCGACCTGTTGGTCGGTCAGGGACATGAACGCCAGCTGGTACACGACCGGCCGGCCGTACCGGGGGGACCGCAGGTCCGTCTCCCAGGAACGGATCTTGACCTGCGTCTCGTCGAACACCCGCTGGTAGAGCAGCTCCCGCTTCCCTCCCTTGCCGTTCGGCTTGCCGGTCTTCGGGTCGATCCCCGGGACCGGCAGGTTCGGGGCGAGGCCGTCGTCGAACCCGAACAGGAGCACCCCGAACCGGCCGATCCCGCTCACCTCGTCCGCCCGGTGCAGGTAGTGCCAGGGCGCGAGGTCGGAGTCGAGGAGTTCCTGCCACGCCGTCTCGAACGGGGTGTCCTCCGGCTCCTCCTGCTCGTACAGCTGCGGGTCAACCGACCAGCACTCGTCCGCGAACGCCCCGACCACCCGCCGGGCCAGCCCGTTGTTCTGGTACTGGAGCAGGTAGTCGTGGGCGGAGAAGGTGAGGGGGTATCCGCAGTCTTTCGACAGGTCGCGGCACGACGGGTCGCACATCTTCTGGATCAGGGCTTCCCGGCTCATCAGCGCCGAGTTCGCCAGCAGCTCCAGGATGCCGCGGGTCTTGTCGTACCGGGGCGGGTTGGCGGACATAACGCCTCCTCGGGCGGTCTAGGCGGGATTATTATGGGAAACGGGCGGGCGGTCAACACCGCCCTTGGAGTTTCCGGGGCGAAAGCGTACACTCGCGGGACCGTCCCGACAACCGGAGGAACCATGCCAACCGTCAAAACCCCGCCGGAGGAAAAGTCGGCGGGGTGCAAGTTTACGCTCGACCGGGTGTTCGAGGCTTACGAGGCGGCCAAGGCCGGGCTGCCGGAGACCCAGATCCCCGGGGTGCTGGGGGTGGACCCGGCCACGTACCGGAGCTGGAAGAAGAAGCGCCTGGTGTTCGCCCGGGCGGTGGAGGCCGGGCGGGCGGCCCGGAAGAAGGCGCTCGTCGCCGCGTCCGCCCCGGGCACCCAGGCGGTGTGGGAGGACGCCCTCGGCCGGCTCCCGGCCCGGCTGCGGAAGGTCTGGCGCGAGGTCGCCCGCCAGAACAAGCGGGAGGAGCTGGAGAAGAAGTCCCGCGGCCGGGCGGTGTCCCGGCTGCTGGCCCGGCACGGGGACAAGGTGACGCAGCACCTGTACGTCCACGCCCTGTTCCGGACCAACTTCAACAAGAGCGAGGCCCAGCGCAAGCTCAACCTGCCGCCGTCCCGGGTCGCCCTGTGGGAGCGGGAGGACCCGGACTTCGTCGCCCTCCTGGTCGCCGTCCAGCAGGCGAAGAAGGACCTGTTCGAGAGCAAGCTGGTGGAGGCGGTCAGCCGCGGGGACACGGCCGCGGTCATCTTCGCCAACCGGACGCTGAACCGGGACCGCGGCTACCACGAGAAGACCGAGGTCGAGCACACCCACACCCACGCCCTCCGGATCGAAGACCTGCCGCTCGACCTGGAGACGAAGAAGAAGGTGCTGGCGGCCTACCAGCAGGCCAGCACCCCGGCCCTGCCGGCCCACGACCCGGCGGCCGGGGTGATCGACGCCGAGGTGCTGTCCGTACTGGAGGGGGACGAATGAGCCTGTTGAACGTGCGGGTGACGGAGGAGGCGCTGATTGCATCCATCACCCGCGACAGTTTTGTAGAATTCGTCAAAACCTTCTGGGACACTGTGGTGGCCGAGCCGCTGGTGTGGAACTGGCACATGACCGTGCTGTGCGACCAGATGCAGCGGCGGGCGGAGCGGGTGTTCGACGGGCTGCCGAAGGAGACCGACCTGGTCATCAACGTCCCCCCGGGGACCAGCAAGAGCACCATCTGCTCGGTCATGTTCCCGGCGTGGACGTGGACCCGGATGCCGCACGCCAAGCACATCTGCGGCAGCTACTCGTACCCGCTGGCGATGGCCCTGTCCCAGAAGTCCCGGGACGTGGTCCTGTCCGACAAGTACCGGGCGTGCTTCCCCGGCGTCGAGCTGCGGGAGGACCAGAACGCCAAGGGGAACTTCGCCACGTCGGCGAAGGGGATGCGGTACGCCGTCGGGGTGAACGGGAGCGTGCTGGGGATGCACGCCCACTTCATCATCATCGACGACCCGCTCGACCCGGAGCAGGCGGCCAGCGAGCTGGAGCTGGCCCGGGCCAACCGGTGGCTGCGGGAGACCCTGCCGACCCGGAAGGTGGACAAGGCGGTGTCCGTCACCACCCTGATCATGCAGCGGCTGCACCAGGACGACCCGACCGCCCTGTTCCTGGCCCGGCCGGGGGTCGAGCACGTCTGCATGCCGGCCACCCTGTCCCCGCGGGTGCGGCCGCGGACCCTGCGGGCGCTGTACCGGAGCGACAAGCCGGGGGAGGACGGGCTGCTGGACCCCCGGCGGCTGTCGAACAAGGTGCTGGAGGAGGCCCGGCAGACCCTCGGCGAGTACGGGTACGCGAGCCAGTTCGACCAGGCGCCGGTGCCGGCCGGCGGGGGGATGTTCAAGACCGACCGGGTCCAGCACCTGGCCGTGCCGGCCGGGCACGAGTTCGTCAAGCGGGTGCGGTTCTGGGACAAGGCCGGCACGCAGGGGGGCGTCGGCGCCTACACCGCCGGGGTGCTGATGGCCCGGGACCGGGACGGGTACTTCTGGGTGCTGGACGTGGTCCGGGACCGGGTGGACTCCGGCGCCCGCGAGCGGCTGATCCTGGAGACGGCCAAGAAGGACGGGTACGGGGTGGAGGTCGGCGTCGAGCAGACCGGCAACGAGGGCGGGAAGCAGAGCGCCGAGCAGACGGTGCGGATGCTGGCCGGGTTCCGGGTGCGGGTGTGGAAGGTCGGCAAGAGCGACGGCGACAAGATCGACCGGGCCGACCCGTACTCGGTCCAGGTGAACAACGGCAACGTGCGGGTCAAGAAGCTGGCCCCGTGGGTGAAGGCGTACCTGGACGAACTCCAGCACTTCCCCCTGAGCCGCTACAAGGACCAGGTGGACGCCAGTGCCGGCGCGTTTCACCTGCTGAGCAAGGCTCGCTCCCGGATCGGCGCCTGGAGCTGTAGTTAGCGCATAATGTCGCCTTTCTTGGTTTCCGAAACCGAAATGAAATCGGGTGTTTTTGCTGGGGGTGATTCCGCGAAATGAAACCCCGAAAGGTGCTGAAAAAAGGTTGCTGAAACGGGTGTGTTTTGCCGGCGATGTCCTGTCGCCGGCATTTTTATTGCCTTTCGTCGGTTTCCCGAGTCGCTGGGATTGCCGGGAGTTCTCACCGGCAAAATCGCCGGGGTTTCGTTTCGCGGTTTTAGCGACTCAGCGACTCGATTTCTCGAAGGATTTGAAAAATTCCCCCGTGCGGACACCGCGGGAAGTTTCCTCAGCAAGAAAAACTCGGTTTTCCCGGCGACAAGTGCCGAAATTTCTGGTATTTTTGCCGGACGTGCCGAGATTCCCCAGCAACAGGTAAGAAATTCTCCTGTACCTCTCGCGGATTTGCTCAGCAACAAGTGCCGAGTTTTCCGGTAATTTGTATGCGTCCGCCGCCCCCCGTCACTCCGATATTGCTAGCAATATTCGTCGGACGAGCGCTCCCTTAGTTTCACCTAAGCTAAGCACTTAGTCGACCCTAAGCCAGCCGGTTAGGTGCACCTAACTGAACCCTTCAGTTAGTCGAGACTAAGCGATTCACTTAGTGCAGCCTAAGTCGGCATTTCACGTGAAACGAAGTGTTCGGTTAGTCGAGACTAAACAACCGGATTAGGTGCGACGAAGCGGTTCGTTTAGGTGGTGCGAAGTGGTTAGTCTCGACTCGGTGAAGTCGGCCCAATGTCGCTAATCATGACTGCGGCAATGTGCTATCGCCGGGATGGTTGATTGGGACAGTGGGGGTATACCGTGAGTAGGGTAGTGTCACATTAGGTCAATGCACCATTTCGCCGGTCGGGATTGAGAGGTCAAGACTCCCTCCCGGTCCAGGGTGACGGGTGGTGTCCCGAGTTCTGGTTACGGTGTCGGGTGGGTCGGGTGAGGTGTTGAGTAGGTTCGCGTTTCCCGCAGGTAGAAATCGCATTAGACCGCGGAAGTGGGTGCGGGT